TTTTAAACAAACCAGACTGGGCGCAATGACACGTTGAAATGAAAGGGAAAAGTGGTTACTGATTTAGTGCCTGGGGCATGGATGGGGCAAAACCTCCAAAATTTGCGTTGAGTATCGCCATCTGATTACTGTTGTTGTCAGTCATCCATTTTCCGTAAACGTTGTAAACCATTTGCGCTGACGTGTGGCCCATCTGTGAGGCAATGAAGTTTGGATTTGCTCCTGCACTTAATGCCCAACATGCGAAAGTGTGTCTTGATTCATATGCACGGCGATGGCGAATGCCGGCTCTCTTGAGCACATCATTCCACGTCGCGCCGAATGAACCAGGTGCATACCAGTCTCCACCTTTTCCATTTCTTGCAGTCAGCCGCGGAACAAATACGAAAGTACATGCATCTGTTCTTGTTCTGCCGAACTCTCTCAAATGCACTTCTATTTGATGCTGTTTGCCCATTCGGGTATAAGCCATCTGGCTTTTCAGAGCCTGTATTGCTGCGTCGGTGAGCACTATTTCCCGGTTACCGCATTCTGTTTTAGGCGGGGTGAAATGCCCTTTAATGGCAATGTTGCGGCTTACAGTGATTATCCATTTTTTCAGGTCTATATCTTCCCAGGCCAGCGCACTGATTTCTCCGTGGCGAAGTCCAGTGTTAACGGCCAGTATCCACAGATTCTTTATTTGCTCTGATGGGCAAGCGTTAAGAAGTCGGAAATATTCATCGTGGGTAAGTGGATCTGGTTCCGATCTACTCTTCCTGAGAGGATCAATGCCTTCGAATGGGTTTCTGTCGATATACCCATTTTGTTTAGCGAAAGTAAACATACCTCCAAGGCAGTTAAGGTAAACATTTACTGTTCTCACTGTTCTGCCTTTTTTGGCGGAGCGATTCTTCTGGTGTATCCCGCAAATCTGGAACCCTGTAAGTAACTCCTTTCTCACTAACAGAATCTGTTCCGTGTTAATGCTGGTAAGCATTTTGTCTGGGCCCAGTAATTCGCAGCAAATTTTGATGTAAGACCGGTAACGGTTGAAGGCGTTAAGCGTAATTTCCATCCTCTTAAGCTCTAACCATCTTTTGGCGAGTTCGCCAACAGTAATCCCTGGGCGCGTCAGGCCAAATCGCCCAAGGTTTGAAGACTGCGGAAACTGCTCGACATAATTGAAAGTGCCGATCTTGATGGCATAGCAAATGGTCGTTCTCAGTTCTCCTGCCATTCTCCTGTTTTTTGGGGTGTCAGGTATACCGAGATTTTCCCGAACCCTTACACCCTTATATATAAACCACAGGCGCAAACTACCCCCGTGATTTTCTACCCCGGTAGGATATTTCATGTGTTCTCCTTGTTGTGAATAACTGGGGTATTTAAACAGATTTCTGGCGCGGGATCGCCGGGCGCTGACGTTCAACCCAGTTGTCTATCTCTAAGCGATTGTAGAGGATAGGGGAGTTGTCCTTAGGCTGGCAGTCTCCGGAATAATGCCGATACTCGCGACCTTCCATCCATGATTTTTCGCGGGCCGATTTGATAGCGTTTTTGGTGAGTCCGGTGATCGTCATCAGCACTTCTTCCGAAACCCATTTATTAGGAGTCAGCTGAATAACTTCGCTCATGGTGTTCTCCAGGCAAAAAGAACCCGGCGCGTGGCCGGGTAAAAGGGATAATGGGGCGGTGTTTTCGCACCCAATAGCCAGCTCATAACTGGCTATAAGTTGCGTTATTTACGCCAGGCAAAAGAGATTGGCTCCGGTGTAATCCAAAGGTGCCGCATATTCGCCACGTTAACGATGCCTGAATCCCGCGGATATATCTCAACGGCATCACGATCCCCGTAACCGACAGCTGACTTTATCTCCTGCAGCACATCCCAGCTGATGCCATCCTTCCACCGGCCGGAACTGGCAATACTGGTGGTGTTCACTGACAGACGGATAACGCCGTTCTCTTCCTGGAACACCTGGACCAGAAAATAAGAGTTAGCCCAGACGTTGCTCCGCTTCGGATCGTGGCACCGTACAGGCCATTGTGATTCCGGGACCGGTTTGAGTATTCCAATCATCGTCAGAGACCCCTCTGCTTATTCTTCAGCTCGATAACAGATTGGCATTCCGCGCATGTTTGGCAGCCGGGAACTGCAGCGCGCCGCGGCGCCGGGATATTCTCTCCGCATTCACTACAATGCTCAGCTGATACGGCGTTGCGGTTGATGCGGTGCGCTGCGATCGCCATGTCGATTCGCTGCTGCGCAAGCTCGTTGGCCTGATCGATGATTTCTGCTGTCATGCTGCACCGCCTTCAACGCGTTTGAACTCGATAACCCACACCCAAGGGTTGACCTTCCAACTTCCTTCGCCGTAGATGGAATCCCACAGCCGCGCAAAGTTGTCATATGGAGTCCAAACCTCTCCGCCACTATCTGGGTCAGAGTATGTTGGCCGCCATCCGGTAAGCTCCATGCCTTCATCTTGCGCATCTTCTTGGCTGATAGCGTTCAACCGCTCAACACGTACGCCTGTAATTTCCAGCAGAATTCGACTGGCCCAGCGCGGCATGTGGATAGATGGTCGCCATTTTCCTTCTTCAGGCCAGTCTTCTGGAGGAGTAGCTCGGTATGCCATATCGTAGCTGTCTTGGTCGATGTTGTAGCGTGCCCAAGTCTCCCGCACCCAGATGCGGTCGCCTTGCTTGCCAAATGCGCTGTTCAGATAGTTCCCTGCCGACAGCTCCCCGGCCAGTTCATTGCCAGCCAACTCGCACCCAAGGTTTTTATCATGCACAGGGAATTTCACTGGGCGCCGTGTCTGCGTCTTTCGACCGTCGAGAATGGCGCGAACCATCTCACTGTTAAAAATCATTCCGCGTTCTTTCACGATTCCACTCCGAAACGGCGATTAAGCCGCCCTGTGTAAACGACGAACTCCAGGAGGCTAACTCCCAGAGGTGCAATTTTCTGGTGGTGTTTCTTGATGATGGGCTTAACTGTTGCGTCCCAGTTAGGCTTTGGCTTTTTGCGCATAGCCTGTTTGATTTCCTCGGTACAACGACGGCAGGCAGCGCGGATGGCGTTTTCGTCGGCTGGTGTCATGCTGCCTCCGTCTTCACAACGTCGATGGCGCAGCCGGGGATCAGCTCAACGGCAGCGGTGGCGCACTGGTTTCCCCAGTGGCTCCAGCCTGGCGCTGCGCTGCGGCTGAACAGCTCAATCCGCGGTACGTCGCCATAGAGCAACTCCAGACGGTGGCGAACTTCCCAAGGTTTCTCGCTGTGCGCCCCGAGCGGGCTGTAGACTACCTGCTTAATGCCAGCGTGCTTACGTTCCAGCCCGGCGCCGCGGGTGGCGATCAGCACGTCTTCCGTGTTGGCGCGGGTGTGGTTGCCACCGTTCATGCGCGTCTCGGCATTCAGCAGGTCAAGGAAGTCGTAAAAATCGGCGACGTCTCCCTCTGCCAGAGCTTTGGTAATGCGCAGCTCGGCCAGCTGATTCAATTTCACCCAGGTGAAGCCTTTCATCGTGCGTACCGTAAAGCCCCAGGACTCGGCCAGCTCGATCGCCTCCTGGTTGTGGGTGCCGGTGTACCACATCGCCAATACGGCGTTCTCCGCGGCGAGCTCCCATACCGGGAGCCGTTTCATATCGAGCAGACTCATAGTGGGGTAGTGGTCGACAGCTGCACCGTTGCTGATGTTGTTGCCATATGACCAGGGAGGATCAGCGTAGATAAGAGAATATTGTTTAGTCATAAATGACCTGCATTCAGTTATTGCTAACAGACCCGAAGCGGGCCCGATAGCGTTTGATTCGTTCATCCTCACGTGATGGGCGCATCGGTCCGACCGGTACATACTGAGGGCGTTTACTTGCTTCCAGATTGTCGAACCAGACATCCTTCTCGAATCGTTCCTGAATCCGAACTTCCATGCTCGGCGTCTGGTAATCGTTATTTGCGATTGCCTCGAAGCACCTCGCCAGCACCTCCTCTTTGGTGCCTGAATGTTTTGGCTGGCGTAAATATCCCGCCCCGGGAAGAGGTGATGGCATGTTCATGCTCCTGATTAAATGACGTGAATGGTGTGACGTGGGAAGGGAAGAGTTACCGGCGAAAATGGAATATCGTCGTCGAAATCCATAGGTGGTTCGCTGTGCTGCTTAGGTGCTGATGATTGCTGCGACTGAACTTGTCGTTGTCGCGGCTTATCATTTCCAAAAGTACCTCTTGGGGGCAGATCGATATCCCGAACCAGAATGGTAGGTGTTTGCGCTGTAGAACCATCCTGTCGAGTCCATTCTTCAATAACAAACTCACCAGAGACTGTAACCTTCGCGCCTTTAACGACTGCAGAGGATAGCTTTTCAGCCATGGCGCCGAACATCTTACAATTCAGCCAGGATGTCTTTTCATTCTCACCATATCCGGTTTTGGCGGGAATAGAGAATGACGCAATGTGTTTTCCGTTTGGCGTGACGCGGAGAACCGCGTCTTTCCCCACATTGCCGGAAACGATGATGGTATTTATTGCCATTTATGCCGCCTGTTTTAACTCTTTAAGTCGGATACCAGTAACGTCTTTGCATTTGTTCTGGTGCTCAGCAAAGCCGTTAAGCAATTTCCATGTGTCTTCATAGCGATGCTTAAGCCGATCGCTATCGTTTTCAGAGCCGGCGTATGCAGAGAATTCGGCGAGGATTTTGTCCGCATCCACGGACAGAGGTGCCTGGTCTCTGTGTTGAGATCCATCATGAGGTTGCTCTTTCTGCGCGACTGTAATACCTGATGGCAGTGCCCAGGCTGGCAGTGCGGGAGCTTTCCAATAGAACTGACCAACCTCTTTTGATTTGGCGTAGTGGAACCCCGGCGCGCGCGTTGCTGAAACCACTGCGAACCCTTCTTCCAGATTGTAGAGGTAACGACCGATCCCCCATTGCACGGCGGCGCGCTTCATGGCGCCAGAGCGACCACCTTTCACAGCTTCAACTTGTGTGTTTTCTGCCGCATCCCACTTGGTGATCCACTCGCCTTCAACCTTGATGGAAATACCGCACTCAACGCCGCCATTGTTCGGAATATCTCGGTACTCGTTACGCCAGCCAGCCTTGCCGCATACTTCATCCAGCCGCTTCATGATTGCGCGGTTGGTTACGTAGGCCAACACCTTCGCCCAAATGCCGTTATTGTTTTTTCCCGCCTGCTGAATGCGCCACTCAATATCCTCACTGGCAAATGGCGCATCTAAATCATCAAGGTTCATGTGTAATTCCCCGCAAACTCATCCCAGCCAATGACCGGATTCTGCCGATCGGCGGCCAGATTGACTGGCTCGTTGTCGCTCTCTGGCTTATCCGGTATCACGTCGCGCATCAGACGCAGGAAAGACTCTTCGTCCCATCGTTCTGCCGCTGTCATGCTGCACGCTCCTGATGGGTGATGACGTAACCCTGCTCAACCAACCACTCGATCACCTCTGCGCCGTCGAGCTGGGGAAGTACGTCCCTAGTTTTTACAGTTCCGGCCAGCACAACGCCTTCCATCTCAACTTTGAGAGTGTTGTGTGGGCCAACAGATGTGCGCATGTCAGCGCACTCGCATGTGATATTCATGAGTCACCTCAGTAATGAATTGTCGCGCAGGGGATCAGGTTATCTTTCAATGCCGTAAGCACTTCGATAGCCTGCTCGCGGGTGATGCTGGTATGACTGGTTAGCGCGTTGACAATATTGGTGCCGACAGTCTTACGGTGTTTAACGTCAGCCTCTCTTTTTGCCTGCTCTTCGGCTCTGCGCTTTTCTTCAGCCAGGCGGGCTTCTTCTGCCTGTTTTGCCTTAAGGCGCTCGGCTTCGACTGCCGCGGCTTTTTCACGCTCAGCCCGGGCTTCGGCTTCCTGCTTCTCGCGTGCCGCACGCTGCTCCGCTTCGATGCGCTGACGTTCAGCCAGCTCTGCACGTGCTTTCACTTCAGCCTCGCGACGCGCTGCGGCTTCAATCTCCGCTTTGTGCTTCGCTTCGGCATCGCGGCGGGCTTGTTCTGCCGCTTCTTGCTTCAGTCGCTCATCACGTTCACGCTGTGCCTGTTCCGCCAGACGGAGCTGCTCTTCACGTTCACGATCAAACTTGTCATTCATCAGCAGTGCCATTTCGTGGTCTGCTTCGATTTGTGCGGCGCGCTGGCGGTCGAATTCTTCGTTCATCACCAGAGCTTCGGCATGTAGCGCGTTCATGGCTTCTTCGGCCTTGATGCGCTCCTGCTCGGCTTCCCACTCGGTTAGCGGGCGGCGCGTCTCGTCGCGCAACTCGTCACACGCATCAACGAATTTCTTAATTTCGGCCTCAGCAGGACGCACAGCCTCTTTCAGACGTTTCAGGTACTCGCGGCCAGGCTTTTCGATAGCCGTTTTACTGCGAGAAACTGACGCGGCCAATGAAGCCACGCGATCGCGTCCTTTCTTGGTGCTCAGGTCGGGCACTTCGTTTACAGACTGGCGGATGCGCTCAAGATAAGCGTCAAGACCACCCGAAACGTAAAGCACTGGCGCCTGCTCAGGTTTGATTTCGATGACAGTTAAGTCCGTTACTTCGCTCATGGTTTCTCCTGAATTTTTGGTGTACGAACCCCGCCCGCTTGTTGCCAGGCAGATCGGTTGAATAGGTTGGTTAGTTGCTTAAGCCGTTTCCGCGTCCATCGAGGTAGATCTCGATGAGCAGAGCTTTGGTGTAGGTACGTTCGCAGCCGCGGTGAAGGTACAGCTTGCCGTGCTTGTGAGTTGATGCCGTCCATGTGCCGTCGCGATGCTTAACCAGCATGCCTGGCTGAACGGCACCGCGGTTAACGGTCTGGGTACCGTAGTGCTGACTAATCATGGAAGACCTCCATCACAAACAAGGCAATCAGCAGGTATATGGCTATCAAGCCAATGCAGATGCGGGTCAGGTTTCGCCAGCACCGGCGCGACATACCGCAACGACCATCATCAAATTCATCGTGATTCATATCACCCTCGTTGCCTTATCGCCGGCCAGCGGAACAAGAAAGACTTCTGCGCTTAATCTCTGGCGGTGGATGGCCGCCGGTTGTCATAACGAAACAGGCTCGTTGAACCCGTTTGGGTATGAAAAAACCCGCCGGAGCGGGTTGCTATCTCGCGTTGCACTCGATGAATCGAGCACTTTTGCCATCAGTAGTAAGCCAGACGTTTTCGTTGTAATCAGATTTGAAAACTTCTTTTTGGTTGCCCTCCTGGTCAGCCACAAAGTAATCACCGTCAATCAGAAAGACTTCATAGTTGATATCCTCCCTGAAAAGATGCGTTAAGGTGGTTTCGCAAGTAATTGTGCAGAAATATTCTGGTTCCATCGCCTTACCCTCTGTCGTTACCCGCTGATGCGGGAGAAATGCTTAATTCAGCCCAGCCCACTCAACTTCGAATGGACTGGAATAAATCTGTTTGCGCTTCGCACCTCTCATCCCGTCCGTGTTTCCCGTTCTCACGCCTTTATCGCTCTCGCGAGGGGGTAGCCTCACACCGACCGGATCGCGCCCGGTGCTACGCCGCACATTTGCGTTGGGGTCTAAACAGGATTACTGAGTGCTGTTCCGACTTTGCATGTTGTTAAAAAGCAGGCGACTTGCTGTCCGCCGCGGCTTAACTCTGGTGGCCGCATCGATGTTTCGTTTCGATGGCTAAACAATAGCTAAAGCGATTATTTGAGTCAATCGCCAAAACGATATTTATAATCGGTAATGCGATAATTAGTTGAATGATAAAGCGATATTTTTTAGAGGAAGAGGTAAAAAAATTAGATAAAGAGGTTGGAAAAGTTAGGGTGGCGGTAAGGAGGGCGGTTTGAGCGCAATAAAAAACCCGCCGGAGCGGGTTATGCGAAACGTTTGTAATCTATTGATTGCCTGAGCAGGACTTTCGCCATGATATAGAAAGTGTCCTCATCCCCAGCTTCAACGTACCACTTTTCATAGATAGGGTTGTCTGAAATGACAGCTAGTCTGTCACGCTGCATCTGTAGGCGTTTCACATGAAGAGTTTTTCCGAAAACGAAAACATACACACCGTCGCCATCAAAATGTGTAACGCCAGTGTCGACAAATATTTGGTCGCCAGGGGAAATAGTGCCATCCATGCTATCGCCATTAACCGTGATCACTTTAACGTGCTGTGATGGCCGGTTGCCAAACAAAGCGCGAGCCTGTTCAGTTGTGTATTCAATGGCACGTATGGTTTCAATAAAGTCACTGGTGACCAGCGAACCTGGACCAGCGCTGGCCTTAACGTCTAGAACATCCACGCGATAGAATCCATTTTCTGGGGCTTTAACCTGGTATGGCTTATATGGCTCTTGCATACCAGAAGCGAGCATTTCTCCTTCACCCGCAGAAAGCCATTCTGGACGTACACCAAGTACAGAGGCGATCTCAACAGTCTTACGCGAACCGTTAGCATCCTTAAGTAACTTATTTACGCTGGATTGAGCCATGCCGACATCTTTGGCTAATCGGCCTTGAGTATATCCAGCATTTTTCATTGCCTGCGCCAGGCGCTCCGAGAATCCCATATTCACCTCTGTTAACGACTCCTTTAACTCTATCGCTCAAGCGATTATTTAGCAAAAAATCGCCTATGCGATTGACATTCGCTAAAGTGATAACCATAATCGCTTTAAACTGATAGCTGAGGTGATTATGAAGACCCCAACAGTAGAGAAAAACTCCGCAGTAGAAAAAGCGATTGCCATCGCTGGTAGCCAGAAAGAACTGGCGAAGCGTTGCGGTAAGGCACAGTCAACAATTTGCGACTGGCTTAATGGCAAGAAACGTATTTCGCCAGTCCATGTTCCTGAGCTTGTTAGTGCGGTTGGCGGGGAGATCAAGGCGTATGAGTTTAGGCCTGACCTTCCAGCACTATTCCCGCATCCGGACACTGCCGCCTGAGCCGCGTTAAAGCTCAACGCTCTTTAACAATCAGGAAATTAAATCTAACGGCTGAATTATCAGCCATTTGGAAACTATTTAACTAAGGGAATGCAAATGCAATCACTTACGTATCAACACAATACCGGATTCGTTCCGGCCGCGATGATAAATCGCGCTCAAACAAAACAGTGTCACGATCATGACCTGATCCGAGATGCAGTAAGGGCCTGGGCCTCGGCTATCGACAATCAGGATGTGGTTTCTGCTCTGATCATCAACGAGTACCGGGAGCAGGGCGGCGATTCAATCAGCTTTCCTGACGATATCAGCCGGGCCCGGCAGAAACTCTTTCGCTTCCTGGATAACCGGTTTGATTCCGATCAGTACCGCGAGAACGTTCGCCAGCTGACACCGGCAATCATGGCCGTTTTACCGCTGGAATTCCGAACAAAGCTGGCACCGCAGAACGACACCATGTCGCTGATAGCTTCGGCAATGAAAGAGTGTGCTGAGGCCAAGCAGGCAGTGCTTCTTAACGCACCTGAGCATCAGAAACTGAAGGAGGTAAGCGAGGGCATCGCTTCGCTGTTTCGCCTCATGCCGGAGCAGGTAGGCCCACTGATGACGATGGTGACATCGATGCTGGGGGTTATGTGAAGACTTCAGAAATGGCGAAAGCCGCGGTGCTGGAACACCAACGGCTTTCAATTGCAAAAACGACAGTAGTTGCAGGAGGAATAATGGCAAAAAATTCACGCTATTACCATACCGCTGTACATAAAAACATAACCCGCGACCGCTTCATCCGCACGGTTAATCCGATTGTGGCAGAGAAGATGCGTGCCATCCTGGAAGAACTGAAACGCAAGGAGAGAGGCCGTGGGTAACGTATCCAATTTAGCCGAAGCCAGAGAGGCCAGAAGGCTCCATCAACCGCGTACACAAGGCGGTAAGGGGTTTGCCTTGCTGCACCGTAAAATTATGGATGTGCCGTTCTATAAGGATGCAGAGGCGGCGCATTTGTGGGTTCACCTTCTCCTGCGAGCTAACCACGAACAGACACTGGTATCGACTGATGTCGGAGATGTGATCTGTGAACGTGGCGAGTTCATCACAGGGCGAAACACACTAGCGATGGAAACGGGTTTGACTGCTGATCGTGTTAAATCACTGCTCCGTAAATTCCAGAACCTGGGGATGATCACCACCAAATCGAACAACCGTTTTACTGTTCTAAAAGTGGTCAAATATGACGAATATCAGTCAAATTTTTGTCCAGCAGATGTCCAGCCAGTGTCCAGCCCAAATGCAGTTATATCAATGCATGCGGACGTGTCGTGTCCAGCAGATGTCCAGCCAGTGTCCACAGATAACAATATATTAAATAACTCTCTTACTAACGTAAGAGAGAGTGCATCAGCGACAGAAAATCAGGACAAGAAAAAATCGTCTCTCAGCTGTGAGCAGGTGGTTGAGGTTTATCACCGTGTACTGCCTGAAGCCCAGGGAATACGAGTCCTGACTGACAAGCGTCGCAATATGATCCGCAACTTCTGGAAAAAAGCCGGAGCAGCGAACCGCCAGCTCGGCGGTGCAGGGTTCACCCTGGCAGACTGGGAAGCGTACCTGAACTACATCGCTACCAACTGCCGCTGGATGCTGGAGAATCGCCCGGACAACCGCACTGGTCGCACATGGCGCCGCAAGTCGCTTGAATACTTCCTGAACGTTGACGTTTACGTAAAGACGCGAGAGGGGGCCTGCGATGACCTCTGAATTCATGACCCCTCCAAGCAGCATTGAGGCTGAGCAAAGCGTACTGGGTGGACTCCTGCTGGATGACGACAGCAGCGAACGTACTCAGAAAGTTCTGTCGATACTCAAGCCAGAATCGTTTTACTCGCGACCGCACCAGGTCATTTTTGCCGAAATGCGTCAGATGTACCGGGACCAGAAGCCGGTGGACCTGCTGACACTGTTCGATGCGCTGGAAAGCAAGTCGCTGACTGAATCGGTAGGTGGCTTTGCATACCTGGCTGAACTGTCAAAAAACACGCCAAGCGCGGCGAATATTGTGGCCTATGCAATGCGTGTCCGTGAGACAGCAATGGAACGGTACGGCATCGAGAAAACCACGAAGGCGATCGAATTGCTCTATGCCAGAAACGGTATGACGGCAGATCAGAAATTCGACGCTATCCAGGGTCTGTTTACTGAGATAAACGACCACGTCAAAACCGGGAGAAGAACAGGCCTTCGCACGTTTTATGACGCCGTAAATGACTGGTCGGCCGAATTTGACGAAAGGATGAAACCGGACGGTCGTTCCCGCGGGCTGTCTACCGGGATCCGTTCTCTCGATGAGTTGCTTGGTGTGAAGCGAATTGTACGCGGAAGCCTGTTTGTCATCGGTGCACGACCAAAGATGGGGAAAACCACTCTGTACACGCAACTGGCTGTTAACTGCGCCACCGTGGAAAACGCTCCCGCATTGATGTTCTCCCTGGAAATGCCAGAAGGGCAAATGGTTGAAAAAATCACCGCTCAACAGGGACGTCTTACGCCGAACCTGTTCTATCCGGATATGACCAAGGACGATTTTGGTTACCGCGGCGACTGGGATGGCGACCTTCGGAAAGCTACTGGCGTGATGAGTGCCCTGATAGACACCAATAACCTGCTGATCGACGACACGCCTGGAGTCGGGCTGGCGCACATCGCCTCTGAAGCAAGGCGAATCAAGCGTGAGCGCGGAAAGGTTGGAATGGTGCTGGTCGATTACCTGACGCTGATGACCGCTGATAAAGCTGAACGAAACGACCTTGCTTATGGGCTAATCACCAAAGGCCTGAAGATGCTCGCCAAGGAGCTGGACTGCGTTGTCGTGCTGCTTACCCAGCTTAACCGAGATCTGGAGAAGCGAACCAACAAGCGACCACTGCCGAGCGATTCACGCGACACCGGTCAGATCGAACAGGATTGCGACTACTGGCTGGCCATCTACCGTGAAGGCGCCTACGACGAGAACGCTAACCAAAGCGACACAGAGCTTCTGCTGCGCCTTAACCGGCATGGTGAGACAGGTGTTGTCTATTGCGAGCAGCGTCACGGAGCGATTTATGACTGCGATCAGGAAGCTGCCAGTCAGCGCCGGCGCGAGAAAGAGGAAAAACCAACCAAGCGGGGTGGATTTTGATGAAAAAGAATTCTGGCAAACAAGCCGTTATCAACTTCATCGGCCTGCATCCGGGATGCAACTTTCAGGATATTCGCCGCGGTACCGGTCTTGACTCCTCGGCGGTCAATTCCTCCCTGTGGCATTTGAACCGTGACGGTCTGATAAAGCGGGAAGGTGAGTGCAGGAGCTTCCGCTACACCCTGATCGACACAACAACTATCACCGAAAGCGATCCATCGGTTCAGTATCGCCAGCGTCCTGGCGGCGTAAACCCAATGACCAACCTGTTTAACCAGTGCCTGGCGGGAGTAAGAAAATGATTCTTCTGAAATTAACACAAAAAATCGTGGTACAGCACCAGGGCGCATACGGTTGGGAACCAGAAACAGTCTACGAGCCTGTATTTGTTGCCGCAGGTCACATCGTCAGCATGTATTTCGCTGGCCTGACAAGCCTGAAAATGACATCCGGAGAACGTATTGACGTGAAAGAGACACCGGAAGAAATCATCGCCATGCTTACCGAAGGAGCCGACAAATGACTATCACACTACAGGCAGTAAACGAGCTCATTCAGTCGCTGGAGTCGGCGGGCGAGCTGTCTATCAAAGAGCGTAAGTATCTGGACCTGGCGAAGGCGTATGCGGACAAGGAAGCGGAGAGCGTGGCTCAGGCGCTAACGTTCGAGAAATGCCGCGAGCTTTCAGGCTGCCCGGCTGGCGTAGACCTGCAGGACTGGGTGAAGCAGTTGGCGGCGGAGAATGTGGCGCTGAAGGCTGCATTTGAACAACCTCAGGCATATCTGTCTTGGCATGCTATTCCACCAACCTGGAATGATCCGCTCCCATGCGGTGAATATCTTGATGTTCACGACACAGATGGTCACAAAAATTCTGATGGCACTGATTGTTGGCCTGTTTATGCCAAGCCTGAAATAGAAACTCCCGCTACCGATCGCATCGTAGACGGGATTAAGGCTGATGGGGTGGAAGAGTTTGCGGCTTACTGCGGTGAAGAAAATTCTGTATTCGTTGAGGCCAAGGCTTATTACCGCTCATTGCCTGATGCAGCCTACGAGTTCTGCAGCATGCTGCGCGAGGGGGCCGACAAATGAGCATCATTCAATATGCCGTTAATGGAGCCGGGATTAAATCTGCCGATTATTTGGACCCGCGAGAGGTAGATGAATCGACAGACGACTGGGAATACGAGCAGATGGTGCAGGATGCGGCTGAAGACTACTGGGAAAATCATGACGGATGGGAGGACCACTGGCCATTGAATATCGAGCTGTTCGTCGATGGTAAAAGTGTTGGCCTATTTGAAGTTGTGATCGAAATGGAGCCGACATTCTCAGCAAGTAAACAGGAGCGTGCCGCATGACTGATATCACCGAACTGGCGCAGAGCCTAAAAGCGGAAGCAGAGAAAGCCAACGAACACGGAGAGTTCAATATGGCGATGCATACTGTACACGTCCTCGCGCTGGTAGAGGCGCTGGAGAAGGCGCAACAGGTAGACGAAGAACTTTGCAAGCTCCTGCCTCCAGGCGTTGAGTACATGGACCCGCCAGACGGAGGCGATGTCACGCCGCTTGAAGGAGTGCGTCGAATGGTGGCTGATTACCGCCAGCGCATAGCCGAGCTGGAGTCCCGCGCCGTCACCGTGAAGTTGCCGGACTATCGGCATGAGCGATTCTGGGATTCTCGCTGCGAAGAGTTCAACCCTGTCGAGTATCAGGCGGCATGTATCGAGATGTGGCGCGAAGAAATTATCGCGCAGGGCATCAAGGTGGAGGCTGAGTGATGTGGCGAGGAACTGACCGCAGCAGAAGCCAGATGATACTGACCAGCTATCGGTACGACTATCAGGAGAAAAACTCACAATCAGTTTACCTGGTGCGGCATAACAGCTGCATTCAGCAGACTATTCTGGAGCAATTCCTGACCGTAGAGCGCGATAGCTTTGGTCGCTTTATGCCAACTATCGAACTGAAAGACTTTCCGAGTGGACTTAGCGACCGCGAGTCGATGCTGAAACTCGCCGACTGGCTGCACCGTTTAGGCGTGGCGATTGAAGACAACTGGAGCCAACCATGACCAAATCAACCATAACGGATGAACGTATTACTTCAGTAATCGAGCGTCTGGAGCATTTCGCCAGTAATCTCAAGTGGACAGATGTACGTGGAGCTCAAGACCTGCTGACTGCCGCTGATGGCTTGCGTGAGCTACAGGAACGCCGCAAGGCTGACAGCGAGCCGGCGATTATTGTTGGTGATGATGGAGGTGATGCGCTCGCTTATCGTCGTCTTATCCAGTCGTTTTCGCCTGGGACTAAGCTCTATCGCCACGCGCAGCCAGCGCCGGTAGTGCCGGAGGATGTTTCTGGCCCGCTGGCTCATGCCTACAAAGAGCTTACGCCTACCTTCATGCGCAACCATATCGCCGTATTCGAACGTTACGGGATTGCACCAAACGATAGCTCTACCGTCATTCAGGCGCTTCGAATTGCTTTAGATGGTATCGAACGTCGCGCCGCCATGCCCCAGGCTGAACCTGTAACGACGGCTAACAAGTTGCCGGAAACGCAGTTTAAACAAGTCGCCGACCTCTACGAAATGCAGTTTGACGACGGGCGCACCTGTGCATTTCACACTGATGCGGAAAAGGCTGTTCAATGGCTGAATACCTGCGATGGCAACAAGGTTCAGGAATACGTCAAGCTTGAGCGATTGCAGGAAGCGGTATCGGGCAACTCTCCGGTAATTCCGGATGGTTACGTGATGGTTCCGAAGGAGCCTACCGCAGAAATGCAGTCAGCTGGAGCCAGTGCTATCAGAATCGAAACTACCGCGATTAATAAGCTATGGACTGGAAATGCAGTGTTCCGAGCCATGCTCGCAGCCGCCACGCAGGAGGTGAAAGGTGAGTAACAAAATCCCTGAAGTTGTAGCCGTGGCGATGATTAACGCGGCCAGAGATATTACGGTAGCAAAAATTAATGCGAAAGGCGCAAAGTTCGACGGTTATGTAAACCCGGTAAACTGGTTTGATCGTTCAATGAAAGAGGTCCACGAAGCCGTTAAAGCAGTGCTTCCTGACCTTGATCGGGAGGTGAAGTGATGGACAAATGCCAGGGTATTTTCGGCAAAATTTTTGGTCATTCATTCCGGGTGGCGATAACAAAAGGCGCTCAGGCTATGAATCTCAAGTCGGCAGAAGCAGATATTTCGTCAATTATGCAAATGATGGAAGCATCTAGACCAGAAACCTATCACGGAATTTACTGCAAGCGCTGCGGGAAGGTTATCAATGCCTAAATCCCCTGCAGAACGCAAAGCCGCGCGGTAAGCTCCTCCGTGATATATAATCCCCTCCACACCAGAGGGGATTCTTTTATGTCACAGTGGAACATTGCAGCCAAACCGAAAGACGAGCAGGACAAGGTCAACGTAGATCTTGCCGCGTCCGGCGTCGCTTACAAAGAGAGGATGAACATGCCCGTCGTCGCCGAGGTTGTAGCGCGCGAGCAGCCTGAACACCTCCGGGAGTATTTCATGGAGCGAGTTCGCTACTACCGCGAGCAGAGCATCCAACTACCCCGCGCATCAGATCCTCGCTACATCGAAATGGCCGAGCAGAACGCCAAAAAGTAGTTTTGATTTTCCGTTATCAACCAGCCATAATCATGTCATCGGAGCCTGAACAACTCCGGTGACTTCTGCGCTTTGAGGGGACTCAAAGTGCAAACGACAATCAGAACACCTTTCAACCAGTCACAGATGCAGAAATGCACCTGGGATTTTCTGCATTCCGCGGTTTCCGTTAAGGAGGCCGTATGACTCTGCCAGTAGACGGCATAAAGCTCCATCGCGGTAACTTCGCGGCCATCGGTCAGCAGATTCAGCCACTGCTGGATGCCGGCCAGTGCTTCCGCCTGCAGGTTAAGCCCTGGCGCGAGAAGCGCAGCCTTTCTCAAAATTCACTTCTTCACATGTGGCTGGCTGAAATCAGCGAATTTCTGATTAACTCCGGACGCACCGATGCGACTCCGGAATGGGTAAAGCGCAACCTTAAAAAGACCTACCTCGGATGCGAAGAGGTCACCTACACCGACTTCACAACCGGTGAGAAGACAACAACCTGGGAGCCACGCCATACCGCCGACCTCGATACCGGTGAAATGCATATCTTCCTGCTGAAGGTTGAAATGTGGTGCGCTCAGTTCGGTCTGGCCCTGACTATCCCGAACGGTTGCGAGTACCAGCAACTGCGCGATAAGCAGGAGGCCTGATGTCTACTCCACTTTCCCGCGTCATTACCAATGAAATTTTCCGCGTTCCGGCACGCCGCAAGCGTAATCCAGAGGTTAAGCCTTCCGATATCCCGACACTAAAGGGCTACACCGCCCGCCTGGTGGATCAGAAATGGCTGCGTCTCGCGGCGAGGAGAGCGCATGGCTAATTTATGCAAAGCGGCGCGCGGCCGCGAATGTCAGGTGCGGATCCCCGGCGTATGCAACGGAAATCCTGAAACCTCAGTACTGGCTCACATTCGTCTTGCTGGTCTCTGCGGTACCGGAATCAAGCCGCCTGACCTGATCGCCACCATCGCATGCAGTAGTTGCCACGACGAGATTGATCGCCGCACCCGCCTGGTCGATGCGGAATATGCAAAGGAGTGCGCTCTTGAAGGCATGGCTCGCACGCAGGTTATCTGGCTGAAAGAGGGGCTAGTAAAAGCATGAATGAATATCGCATCAGTCTCCCATGGCCGCCGAGTAACAACCGCTACTACCGGCATAACCGCGGGCGCACGCATATCAGCGCAGAAGGGCAGGCGTACCGCGACAGCGTCGCCAGAATCATCAAAGACTCAATGCTGGATATTGGCCTGACCACACCAGTAAAAATCCGCATCGAGTGCCACATGCCTGATCGGCGTCGCCGGGACCTGGACAACCTGCAAAAGGCAGCATTCGACGCTCTGACCAAATCCGGGTTTTGGCTCGATGATCAGCAGGTGGATTACTACAGCGTGAAGAGGATGCCGATGGTTAAAGGTGGTCGGCTTGAATTAACCATCACCGAACTGGAGGCCAAATGAGCCGTGACGTTATAGAGCGCATCCGCGACCGCTGGTACAAGCTGCGCCTTTGCCGGCACCGCGGCACCGTACTTGTTGACTACCGCATTTTGAAGAATTTCGTCCGCATCTATCAGGCTTCAGGAGATAAAGCATGAATACCCAGTACCTTGAGTATGTTCGCCAGCAGCTAATAGTGGCCACCGCCGATCTGAGCGGGGCAACGAAAGGGCAACTGGTAGCCTTTGCGGAAAACGCGATGTTTGAGGCTACTCCGCGAAGCCGCGGGCGCAAGAAAGTTTACGACCCACAGAAGAAGCGAATGGTAAACCCTGACAGCCCACCGATGGCCGGCAGCCAGTCACGTGCAAAAGGCTTAGCCATAGCCCTGGTGCAGCCAGTTGAGTATTCGACGGCAAGCTGGCGCCGGGCGCTCCTGTCGCTGGAAGAGCATCAGAAAGCCTGGCTACTCTGGAATTACAGCGACAATATCCGCTGGGAGCACCAGGAGACGATCACCCGCTGGGCGTGGGAGAAATTCAGGGAGAAGTTGTCCGGCGTGCGCATTGCAAAGAAAACGGTCGAGCGCCTTCGTCAGCTTATCTGGCTGGCAGCTCAAAATAAAAAGGCTGAAGTAACCGGCAGGGGAGACCTCTATTCCCCGGCCTCTATGGTGGGAATCAAGCCAGATAACTGGTGCCACAATTACTCAGATTACTGGCAGGCTATGATGGACATCTACCAGGAACTTGATAACCAGTCGTTACTATCTGTTTCTCGATCACGTTCACAACAAAAAGCGACTTTTTCGCAGCAATGCCTTGCAAAAGTCAACTAAATACGTCATATTTGAGTCTACTTTGATATGCTGCCTTAACTTTAAGTGGCGGCATGATGAACAAAAAGGCCCTGGCGGAAACGTCGGGGCTTTGTCGTTTCTGCAATCTGGTCAGGGCTCTTGGGTAGAGATGTGCTGCACGACGCGTCAAAACCCTTCCGCGCAGAGCCCTGAACCAGATAGTTTGATTAATCTCCAGCAGAGCCACCGCCGGATATATTCTCAGGGACGGTTCTTCGTGGGCTATATAGCGTATGGTTGACAACAATCCAGCCGTCGTTAACCCACTTAGTCACCTGCTGAGGTATGACATCCATATGGCGGGCAAAGGCTGATTTATTGCCGCCAAAGTATGTGCCTATGTAGTCTGTTAGGGGCATTATTCTGCGATCATCTCTTCGGAAATGTTGAACTGGTCAATTGTGTATTGGTCTGATGGAGTCCCGTCACAATCAACAACCTTGGCGTTATAGCTTTCGCCGCCATGCACAACCCCGTAGGTTTCTCCGTTTACATCAAACCAGTAAACGGTGGTGCCATCGGTCAGGTTCTGGTCTTTGCTTATGTAAGTAGCTTTGATAGCGGTCATTTTTCAATCCTTCGTTTCGGTGGCGGGATTGCCTGTCGTTGAATTCAATATAATCAAACTTTGATTATATGGCAAGGTGTATTTAATCAATTTTTGATTATGTCGATGTGTGTCACATTTCGGCTTGTCGACATCAGAACTTAGAGTCACTACTTACCCTCATTGCCAGCCTGCAAGCTGGCTTTTTCTATTTCAGGCTCACGGGAATCATCATCGATACGGCTCGTTGTTAAATCAGCCCGATGGGCCTGTTCCTTTCAAGCACACACAGCACCCCGCTAACCCGGAGGTGAACCTATGGCAAAACGTATGCAAGATAAAGAGAGCATTGCCGGAATAACCTGGCTGGCTCTGCTGATCATTGCTGGCTGGGGCGGCCTGGTCCGTTTCCTGATGGATGTAAAGCAGGGCAAGGCGAAGTGGAGCTGGATAAATGCTCTCGCGCAGATCGTGGTTTCAGGGTTCACCGGGGTCATCGGTGGATTGGTCAGCATAGAAGGCGGTCTGAGCATTTATATGATTCTCGCGACGGCCGGTATCAGTGGCGCAATGGGTTCTGTAGCCCTCACGTATTTCTGGGAGCGCATTACCGGAGTGAAAGCACAATGACAGCAGACCAGATTATCGAGGGCATTCTCGGTAAAGAAGGGGGTTACGTAAATAACCCGAATGATAAAGGTGGTCCTACTCGCTGGGGTATCACGCAGAACACAGCGCGTGCATACGGTTACAAAGGCGATATGAAAGAGCTCCCTCGGGAAACTGCGAAAGAAATCTATATTCAGCAGTATTGGCTGGAACCCAAATTTGACAAGATCGCCGAACTGTCACCATCAATCGCAGAAGAGTTATGCGATACCGGCGTCAACATGGGGCCGCGTGTTTCCACAACGTTCCTGCAGCGTTGGCTGACGGCACTGAACCAACGCGGCAAGCTGTATCCCGACCTCAAACCGGATGGCGTCATTGGGAACATCACGATCGCCGCGCTGCGCAGTTACCTCGCCGTACGGGGTAGCGCAGGGGTCACGGTGATACTGAAAGGGTTGAACTGCAGTCAGGGCGCACGGTATCTCGAACTGGCGGAAGCGCGGGAAGCCAATGAAGAATTTCTATTCGGGTGGGTGAAGGAGAGAGTAAACCTATGAAGCTAATTATCTTCTTCCTGCTTGCGCTGGTGGCTGTTTTAACGTTGTTGCTGTTAAGAAAGTATACCCGGCTTGAGTTTGTGGGACATGCTCGCCTGTTACTTAGAACTTGGTCTGTTCGTCTGGGAGCTGCTGGCGCGCTGGTCGGTGTATGGGCGCAGTCGTTCCCGGATGCAGCACTTCATGCATGGGCAATGCTGCCGCCGGATATCAAAAACATCCTTCCGCCAAATATCGTTGCACTAATTAGCCCTGCGCTGGTAGTGCTGGCGGTGCTCTCACAATACGTACGCCAGCCGGCATTGAAAGATAAGGCCGACGAACAGAAGGAGCCGCAGCAATGAGTTTTGAAATTATTGCTGGGCTGGTGGTCCTCATCCTGGGTGCTATCGCTGGCGCATTCGGTATTGGCCATGCTCGCGGTACCAGTAAGGCAGAAGCCAAATCAGCACAAACGCGCACTGAAGAGAAAGCCGCTGCAAGCGTCGCTGCAGCTGAACGGAAAGAGGAAGCCACCAGAGAGGCCAGCAATGTACAGCAGACTGTTAGCCATATGCCTGATGACGATGTTGATCGGGAGCTGCGCGAAAAGTTTACCCGCCCCGATGGTGGTTGATACGGCCTGCAACTGGGTACGAATTATCTACCTGACTGAGCACGATATCGATGTGCTGGATAAGCATACCAAGCGCGACATACTGGCGCACAACAAATCGGTGCTGGCGAACTGTCAGAAAGAAACCAGCAGAAAAGCTTAGAAGTTACGAACCAAATTGCAGAAATTAATCACAACTCATTACCTTAGATAATGCTAACATTATAACCTGTTATCATTCAGGAGTGGGATTTATGGAAAGAGGTGTGGTTTTTACTAGAAATGAATTGATTAAGGTTGCTGGTGGCCATGGATTTCGAACTGGTAAGTCAATAAACAGATTAGATATAAATTATTTTTTATTATACTGGGACAGACTGGTCTCCCCCACAAATAATATGATTCATCATTGGTTGCCTTGCGAAGAGGAGTTAATGCGCCTTGGTAAGCTTGAGGTTCCTAAATTCTCGGTCAGGAGTATGGCAAGTTCAATGTATGCTGAATTTGATGCCTTATCTCAGACCAGAACCCTGGACTTGATGAGGACGAAGCATAAAGATACTGACTGGCGAATACATTCTCTCAATGATGAGCTTAATTTTTCTGACAGTGATACCGTTGTAAAGCAAACCTTGAGATTTGATTTATGCAACCTTCTTCCTGTGCCAGGCCCTGATGTCAGCCTTAATGAGATTCTGGAGTTCAAGGAAAGGAGAACGGATGAATTAATAGCACTTCATTCGTATATAGACGAGCTTTATTTTGAAGTTATTAATTCTGGAGATTTTGAGTTATCTAAAGCGAAAGCATTTGACGGATTCAAAAGATCTATAGCTGATTTGGATGCATTAAATTCACAAGGTTGGAGAAGTCCAATTAAATTTAATATTTCCTCCTCCTTTGAGTTCGACCTGAGTCAGGTGATGGCCGCTGCAACAGCAGGTGTGGCTGCCATGAATAGTGAGCATCCCTTAGCGATGTTAAGCGTTGGAGCGGTGGCCTCTGTTCTCGGAGGATTCATCAAAGTTACTCCGAAAATGCAAAGTGTAATGAAGGATGGAAATAAAAACCTTGCCTACCTTGCAAAAGCAAAGGTTGAGGGTGTCATAGACAAATAATTGATCAGAGGTAATACAATGAGACTGGCGTGGTCTGGAAGAAAATTCGCATTATCATTTTCCATGCTTTGCATTGGTTCGGTATTGCAATTCCATTATCCAGGGTATACGCACTATTCATTTCTCTTGGTGGCATTAATGTTTGGTTTTACAAAGCAGAATAATGGCGCTGAGTGATTAATCATTACCTTGTGAGAATTCGCAATAGCAGGAGCTTTTAATTAACAGAAGCAGAAGGAAAAGCATGTTAACAGTAAAAGTGATGTCGCCAGGTGGTGGCGAAGAAATCCATTGTGGACTGAGCGTTGGCTTCAACCCTGACCAGCAGAGCATCGCGGTATCGGGAATGGATCAGAACGTGTTCCTGAAGCCGGGAGAGGTAGCCCATGTGATGAACGCAAACGGCAAGACCATTTCCCGTTACCATCACACCCCACGGCAGTAAGCATTACAGAAGCTCTTCAGCGAGTGGCTTCGATAATGCTCCCCCATCGCATAGAGGTAAAACATGTCAGAAATTACACCTGCAGAACAAATCCGCCTGACTATCATCAAGAAAGTTAATTACGACACCGCCGCGGCGAAGCTGGCCATTGACTGGGTTGGCGATAGCAATCTCAAAGCTGAGCTGTTCGCAGACTCTTTCGATCGTGTTTACACGGAAAGTGAGATTGTATCGAAAACCCGTAAGGCGATTCAGGAAGCGACCGAAGCGCTGGCGCTGTTTGATACCGCGACTGAGTAATCATCACAAAGGCCACTGCTGGTGGCTTTTTTAATGGTTATCGAATAGGGGGAACCTATGCCGATATGCACGCTTTCATTAGAAGTAAAAAGCCGCTGGTGGCTGCCGCTCTATCTCAAAACACTGACGTTATTCTGCCAGATGATTCAGCGAGAGCCTGATTACGTAAAGGTGTCAGCATTCATCGTGAAGTATGGCATCAGCCAGAGCGTGAAGGTGCAGCCAGCACAAAAGAAAACGGAGTAACGAATGAGCAAACCGGACTGGGAGGCCATCGAGACGGCGTACCGGGCCGGGGTGATGTCTCTCCGAGAGATTGCATCTCAACATGGCATTAGCGAAGGGGCTATCCGTAAGCGCGCCAAGCGTGATGACTGGTCTCGCGACCTGAATGCGAAGGTGAAAGAACGCGCTGACGATCTGGTACGCAAAGCAGAGGTACGCAAACAGGTACGCACTGAAACGACTTTGTCAGAGCGCGTACTTATAGAGGCTACAGCTGAGGTCATTGCTACGGTACGCATGGAGCATCGCGGTGACATAAAACGCGCCAGGCAGATAACCAATGCCCTGTTTGATGAGTTGGGCGCCGAGTGCGCGGATGTAGCAGCGCTGGAGAAACTCGGAGAGTTGATGCTCAACCCTGACGACAAGGGCCAGGACAAACTCAATGAGATTTACCACAAGGTAATCAGCATGCCGGAGCGTGTTAAGTCGGTGAAGGCTCTCAGTGAAGCATTGAAGAACCTCGTCGGCCTCGAACGCCAGGCCTACGATATCGACGGCCCGGAAGGCGACAACTCTGTTAAGCAACTCTCTGACCTGATGGATTCATTGTCTCAGGGGGCGTAATGAAACCTGAGCACCTCAAGCTGCTGTCCAACAAAGACTGGCGGCTGAACAATCTTTACTGGATCACCGACAAAGAGGGTAAGCCGACGCGGTTCAGGATGACGCCTGAGCAGCGCGAATACTTCGAGGGGATCCATACCCGCAATATCATCCTGAAAGCTCGTCAACTCGGTTTCACAACTGAGGTATGCATCATCCAGTTGGACGCGGCCCTGTTCGAGTCGGCGAAGTGCGCGCTGATTGCCCATACGCTGACTGACGCAAAGCGCCTGTTTCGGGAAAAGGTGAAGTATGCATACGACAAACTGCCGGCTGAGATAAAGGCAGCCAACCCGGCCAGCAACGACTCTTCCGGTGAGCTCGTCTTTAAGAAGGGCGGCTCGCTATACGTCAGCACGTCGTTTCGTGGCGGTACGCTGCGCTATCTGCATGTTTCCGAGTTCGGGAAGATATGCGCCAAGTATCCTGACAAAGCCCGTGAAATCGTCACTGGTGCGTTTGAGGCGGTATCGACAGGTTGCTTTGCTACTATCGAGAGCACGGCGGAAGGCCGGGCGGGTTACTTCTTTGATTACTGCCAGACGGCAGAGAAAGCCATGCTGCAGGGCAAGCCACTATCAGCGCTCGACTGGAAGTTTTTCTTCTTCTCGTGGTGGAAAAATCCGCAGTACGCAATTGACCCGGTAGAGCCGCTACCTCAGCGCTTAGTTGAATACTTCGCCGAGATGGAGGCAAAGCACGGAGTAGTCGTCAACGAGCGCCAAAAGGCCTGGTATTACGCCAAAGAGAAAACACTCGGCGACGACATGAAGCGCGAATACCCGACCATACCGGCGGAGGCGTTCCAACAGTCGGTCGAGGGTGCTTACTACGCCAAACAATTCCGCTGGCTCTATACCAATAAACGGATCGGCCAAATCCCTGATAACTCGCACCTCCCGGTACACACGTTCTGGGATATTGGTGTGGGCGACTCCACGGCGATCTGGTTTGTTCGCGAGGTTGGTGAGGAGTTTCACATCATCGACTACTACGAAAACTCTGGCGAGGGGCTTCGGCACTACATGAAGGTGCTGAAAGACCGCGGCTATGAGTACGGCGAGCACTGGGGGCCGCACGACATCGATAATCGTGAATTTGGTGCAGACGCAAAATCTCGGAGGGAACTCGCCCAGGAAGGGTATGAGATCGACGGTCAGGTTTACAGCATGACATTCCAGATGGTGCCAAAAGTCGGTGTAGATACCGGCATTGAGTCGGTGCGTGAAATCCTCCCATCCTGTGTTTTCGATGAAGAGAAATGCGCTGAGGGCATATCTCACCTTGAGGGGTATCGAAAGGAGTGGGATGACAAGCGAGGATGCTGGAAAGATAAACCCCTTCACGACTTCACATCACACGGAGCCGACGGGTTCCGCTACTTCGCAGTAGCGAAAAACAACCACAAACAAGTCGGTGCAATTTTCTTCACCTAAGGAAATCTCAGTGAGTAACGATACCGAAATGCAAACCCTCGCTGGGCTCATAGTGAATAGCCTTAACGAGGTGGGTCGTGCGCGCCAGTTATATGCTTCAGGGCTAGGGAAGTCAGGGAACACGAAACGACATCATCTATGGTGCGAATTTGGTTACCCGGAGCGTCTCGATTTTGACCACTTCTACAACATGTATGAGCGTAATGGCGCTGCCTTTGGCGCGGTGCATAAACTGCTCGATGCATGCTGGACTGACACGCCGGTGATCGTAGACGGTGATGAGACCAAAAAATCGAAAAAATCGACGCCTTGGGAGAAAAAAGTCACCAAACTCATGAAGAAACACTGGGCTAAGGTGAAGGATGCAGACCGGCGAAATCTGGTAGGTCATTACTCCGCCCTTATTCTTCAGTTTGCAGACAGTAAGGAGTGGTGGGAGCCAGTCGATCGTAGCGTGATGCGGAATTCTCGCGAGCGTGGCCTGGTAAAAATGATTCCTGCATGGGAGGCACAGGTCAAGCCCGGGGAACTTGAACAGGACCAGAAATCCTCAGACTACGGCATGCCGAAGTTCTATTACTTCCAGGAGCAACAAGTCGGAGACAATGGCAACATTTCCGGTCCGATGCGGTCGATTAAGATCCACCCCGAAAGAATCATCATCTTTTGCGAAGGCTCAGAAGACGAGTCATCGTTGGCCGGCATTCCGTTTCTGCGAGCTGGTTACAACGACCTGCTTGATATGGCGAAAACTTCCGGCGGTAGTGCGGAAGGCTTCCTGAAGAACGCCAGCAGACAGCTCGGCATCAACATGTCGAAGGAAACAAACCTCAAGACCATCATTGATGAAGCAAAGAAAGCCGGTTACTCAGGCCTGGCGGAAGCACTAAATGCCGCCATACAGAAGCTGAACTCTGGTACAGATTCAGCGCTGGTGACTCAAGATGGTGAAGCCAAAGTGTTGTCGGTGGCGGCAGCGGATCCAAGTCCTACATGGACAGTGTCAGCAAATCAGTTTTCCTCTTCAGTCCAGATGCCATTCACCATTCTCTTTGGTCAGCAGACAGGGAGGCTTGCGTCAGATCAGGACAAAAACGACTTTGCTAAGCGCTGCAACGGTCGTCGTGCGGGTTTCCAGACTGATCGCGCGACCGCGGTAATTGAGCGGCTGTGGACAGTAGAAGTCATTGAGCCTCCGAAGTCTGGCGAAATAACTTTAACCTGGTCTGACTTACTAGCACCAAGTGAGAAAGAAAAGATTGCCAACATGAAGGAAATGGCGGCGGTCGCCAGGGATACACAGCAAGCCTACGGAACACCAGCTGTCGATGAGAATGAGGTCAGGGAAGCGGGAGAGTTAGAGCCGCGTGAAGAAGTGCAAACTCCTGACCCAAACAAAAAGGTAACTACCGATGATCCTCTTTCCGATGAATCCGGAGCAAAAGGCGAAAGTCGGTACGCCAGTAGTGCCGCGTAGCAAGGCTGACCCCACGCGATCGGCGAAGCAGGTCAGCGCGATGTTCCGGGATATCGAGGACCGGTATCTCGGCATCAAGCGAGCGCTGAAAGCATTGTTCGACCAGCGACTGACCGGGCGAGAGCGTGAGGTAAACAGCCATGATTGGCACTTCCTTTGCCATAACCACGGCGAGGACATGCGGCTCTACCAGGTCAATGCCGGCAAGTTTATCTACGACATGTCGGCGCAGGAACTGGCGGACCTACTGGAAGCGGTGCAGGTCATTCTCGACGATTACCTGCTGGATGGTGGCGAGCAAAACCTATGGGCGATGGATTACGTCGTCGCAGAGGCGCAGCGCGGCACGCTGGAGGCTTTCAATAACCTCTCGCAGCAGTCGCAGGTCTACGCCAGCCAGACGACGCTACAGCAGCTTTTAAACAGCCCCGGTTATCTGAACCAGATAGCGGCGGCAAGACTGACAACGTTCAGTGACTGGAAGGTCATCAGCGATACCGCCCGCGGCGACCTAGCCAACATCATTACCGATGCGGTGGCGCGCGGAGTGAATCCTCGCGAAACGGCCAGCGTTATCAGCAAGCGCCTCGATGTGTCGATGTCGAAGGCAAAGACCATCGCTCAGACTGAGCAGGTCGGTGCGCTGCGGCAGGCGCAATGGAACGAGACGGACTGGGCTGCTGACAGGCTGGGGTTGAATACCGGCCTGCTGTGGCTGTCAGCGCTCAAGCCAACGACTCGCACCTGGCACGCCAGCCGCCACGGCAAGGTTTATACCACAGAAGAGGTGCGGGACTTCTACGCCGAGAATGGCAACCGGTACAACTGCTACTGCAGCCAGATCCCGGTGCTACTCAACGACGACGGCAGTATTTTCAATGAAGGGCTGGCTGAGAAGCTGGCGAAAGAGCGCAAGCAGTGGAAAACCGATACCAATTAATGCTTAATAGTGTTGAATAACCTATAAGGCATTAATTAAATGAACATTACACCTCAGGAAGCTGGTTCGTTTTTTCTGACGCTGATTGTGCCAATCGTAACAGGTGTCGCTGCCGCGTGGTTTACAGCGCGATTTGCGTTAAACCGGTTTTACCATGAAAAGTGGTGGGAGAAAAAACATGCAGCATACAATCAACTGGTTGATGACTTAATTGAGCTTAAGTCATTATACGGACAGGCTCATTACTATGCTGAGGAAGAATATAATGCAGGGAAAAATGATAAGCCGCGGAAAGGTCGAACTGTAGATTGGAAAAGATATCACCAATTATTAAGGCAAGTTCAACGCCACTATGTACTGGCTCCTATCTCGCTAAGTCAAAGCACTAAAGAGCTCTTGAGCCGATTTATAGATAAGGACGCTGACATAGAACACAATGTTGTTGTCGATGGATACCCAGAATTTAGGGCATATAGTGACATGTCTGGTGAGGCTCAAAAAATCATTGATGCCATTGTCATGGATGCTGAAAAAGAACTTAAATTCAGATAATTAATCACCCTATTGAATAAGGTCGCTCCGGCGGCCTTTTTTATTGCCTGAAATCCACTAACGAGGACCCAGCATGAAACGCAACCGCGTTAACGTGCTGACCGTCGTCAACTCCGCTTCAAACATCACCACTGAAACCATAGACGGCAAGCCACATATCGTGGTTCGCGGCATCACGCCTGTCGTGGACGATATTGTGATGAACCGGAAGTTGTACCCGGCAGCAGAAATCGAAAAGGCCTACAACACACTTGAGCGTAACCCGATGCCGCTGGGCCACCCGAAAGTGGACGGCAAGCATGTGTCTGCTCGCGATGTCCGGGCAGTGAACGAATACCACGTAGGCGCCTGGCTGCAGGATGTCAGCCACAAAGACGGAAAGGTGACTGGCGATATGTACGTTAACCGCCAGTACGCCGAATCCAGCGACAAGGGCAAGCGCCTTATTAACCGTCTGGATGAGATGCTGGCTGGTACCAACTCAGACCCGATCCACATATCCACCGGCCTGCTGTATTCCGGCATTGCTGCCAACGGCGAATCAAAGGGCAAGAAGTACAACGAGATCGCCACCAACATGATGTTTGACCATGTGGCGGTGCTACTTGATGAGCCTGGTGCCGGCACGCCGGAGGAGGGCGTGGGTATCTTCGTTAACTCTGAAGGCAATGAGCAGCAGATCGAAGTTGCCCGCCTTGCTGATGGCATTGACTGCACCCGCGACGGCCTGCTCAACAAGACCAAATTCTTCTTCACCAACGCCTCTAACTTCTCATTCGACGACATCTCCCGGGCTATCAGCGACAAGCTGCGCGAGGGTGACGCCGAAGATAAGTGGCTTTGGCCTGAAACGGTGTGGCCGGACAACTTCATCTATCGCGATGACACCAGATACCTGAAGCAGAAGTACCTCATCGATGATGACGGCAAAGCCGTGTTCGTCGGCGAACCTGTAGAAGTCGTGCGCAAACCCATTGAGTACGAGATTAAAACCAACGGAGAGAACGATCCGATGAAAGAACTGATTATCAATGCGCTGCAAGCCGCTGGTAAGCCGACTGAAGGCAAGTCCGACGCCGAGCTGATGGACGCATACAACCAGATGAAGGCCGAAGAAGCCACCGCCAAGAAAAAAGGCGATGAAGAAATCGACCCGGAAACCGGCAAGCCCAAGAAGAAAGAGCAGGCAGCCAACAATGAAGAGATGCCAGCCTGGGCTAAAACGCTTACCGAACAGGTAATGGCGCTTAATTCCCAGATCAACGCTAACTCGGAGAGCGAGAAGGCCAGCATGCGTGCCGCGGTGAAAGCCAAATTTGGCATGACTGACATTGCAGTAAACGCCCTCGACGGTGAGCCGCTCAACGAGTTGTTTGCTAAATGCCAGACCTCAACCGGCCTGAATGGTGCTTTCCTGCAGGCCACTAACAACCAATCAGTCAGCGAAATGCCGGAGTAAAAAATGGCTAAAGACGGAAAACACGTAATTCACGCCGGTGGCGTATTCCCAAATCCGCTGCTTAACCGTGAAGGTGCCGCGGCGGCCGCCACTAAACCAGGTACCGTTGGCTTCTTCTCTGTCGGGAAGTTCACGGCGTCGGTTGATGGTAACGAAGAGGCGATCCTCTATATCGCTGACTTTGATTATCTGCGCTGCCAGACGGTTGATGACTCCATACCGGTGAATGAGCTGGTGGTTGGCATTCATCCAATGCAGGGCATGTTCCTCAACGTACGTGCCGCTGCAGGCACGTACAAAAAAGGACAACCGCTTTCCATCGCAAATGGCCAGGTTAAAGCCGCCGGCGCCGATGAATCAATTCGCGCATTTGTCGAAGAAGACACAGCGTACACCGTTGCTGCAGGCGATCTGCTGCGCGTCGTTATCAAGTAAGGAGCAACTGAATGCTTGTATTTTCACGCTCTATCGGTGAACGCACCGGTAACCTAGAAGTCAACCAGGCGCAGTTCCGTGAGCTGGAGATGGCGCGCAACATGAGCGCCCAGGCCGTGGCTGACTTCATCGCCCGCGCTCGCTTTGGTGAGCAAGGTCATCTGGATGCGGTGAATGCGGTAGACGATATTCGCCGCATGTACCGTGCGTACGACCAGACCGTTCTTGCTCAATTCGAGCCAAATACCGAGTTCACCTTGTTTAATGACTTGATGCCGCTGTCTCGCTCGGTCCGTCTGGAAGAGTCCGTGTATGAATACGCTCGTACTGGCGGCCGTGGCTGGGCGCACACATCAATGTCGGGACAGATTGGTGCGGCACTTGACGCACGTGCGTACAGCTTCGACGGCACGATGGTGCCGGTGCACGATTCTGGTTTCAAGTTCCACTGGCGTGACCCGATCTTCAATAAAGGTTCTGCCCTTGCTTCCCTGTCTGACGCGCAGCGCGGTTCTGTTGATGACGTGCGTCGTAAAATCGTGGATTACATGTTTAACGGTTTCCGCGATTCAGAAGGCAACTTCGTAACCTTCGATGGCAAGATCTGGAAAGGTTTAAAGGCTGATGAGCGTGTTGGTCTGGTCGATCTCGGAGCAGCAGGTCTGAACATCAACTTTGCAACCAGCACAGATCCTGACGCCATGCGAAAGGGGGCGATCGCTCTTCGCGATGTGCTGAAACTGCAGAACCATCAGTATGGCCAGCAGACCTGGTATGTTTCCAGCGAAATCATGTCGAACTGGGAGCAGTACTTCGATACCCAGAACAAGACCCGCACCGTTCTGGATGAAATCCTGAGACTTTCCGGCATCGCCGCTGTGAAAGAAGACGCTGAATTGACTGGAAACCAGATTTTGGTTGTTCCTCTCGCAGCAGGGGTGATCGCTCCAGTCACCGGACAGGCCGTTGGTACAGTTGCAGACCCGCGTCAGTTCTACAACAGCGACTTCATCTGGCGTACCTGGGGCGCAATGGGCCTGATGGTTAAGCAGGACATCAACCTGAAACACGGCGTGCTCTTTGCGAGCAGCTAAGGAGAAAGTGAATGGCACTGGTAAAAGTAACAGGCAATAACCTGTTCTCTGGTGCCAATCTCCGCAAGTTGGAGGTTGGTTCAGAAGTGGAGGTTGACCGAAGCACTGCGCACAGGTGGAAGAGTGCAGGTTTGATTGAAATCATCGTTGATGAAGATCGCGTACTTGAAGTCGCCTCTCCTGGCTCTGATGCTGAGGAGCAGCCGGACACCACCGCTAAATCGAAAAAGGGTAAATAACCATGGCTGACCCAATCACAGCGGCAGACGTGCACGCGTTCCTCGGTGAATTGGGTTATTCCATTCCCGGCGCGTTGCTGGATCCGATTCTCTGCGTGGTGAACAAGATTATCCCGTGCCTCGAAGGTGCGGGATACGACGAATGCACGGCAAAACTTATCCTGATGTATGCCGCTGCGCTCATGGCGACCTCCTCCGGCGCCCGGCGAATTAAATCGCAGGGGGCGCCGTCCGGGGCGTCACGTTCGTTCGATTACGTTGCTGACAGCATCACCTGGTTGCGTGACTCGCTGGCCCAGCTTGATACCAGTGGCTGCACTGGTGAACTCCCAATTAGTGCCGGTAATAGTGTAGGCCTGTTTATGGTCGTTGGTGGTTGCTGATGAAATGGATATCCGTCAAAGAGCGCCATCCGCGGTCATTTGTCCGTGTCTGGGTGATGACCGATACCGGGCAGCAAACCACAGCGTACGTGAAAAACAACGGTGAGTGGTACATCAACTGCGACCGCATACGCGCCACAGGTGCCGTTGTGCTGCGATGGAGGGATGACTGATGTCGGCAACCGCGAACTGGAGCTATACCGCTACGGCTACCATCTGGCGCAAGCTCGGCAATGATGAGTACGGTGATTCGCTCGGGTTCTCGCCTCCTGAGGCGATTCTCTGTGATTACGAAGGTGGTCTTTCTAAGCGCATCGGTAGTCTTGGTGCTGAAATCGTCGTGAAGAATACCGTCTGGTCTGAGTATGCACTGGCAGCGGCGGGTGATTACCTGTTGATTGGCCAGTCAACCGAAGCAGACCCGGTAGCAGCCGGTGCTGACGAGGTACGGCAGGTCATCCGTTACGCCGATACGTTCGAGCGTCTGGTGGATGATTACGCCATTCTGACGGGAGTGTAATTATGGGCGTAAAGGTTCGTGGTGTAAGGGAAGCTAAGGCCAATCTCAACCGCATCATCGACAATATTCAGGGGCGAAAGGTTGTGCGTGCTATTCAGTCTGCGCTGATTTTAGGCAGCAGCAGGGCGGCGTATTACACGCCAATTGACTCATCTACACTCCTGAATAGTCAGTTCCGGGAAATTAACGTTAACGGCACAAGAGTTACTGGAAGGGTTGGGTACTCTGCAAATTACGCTGCATTTGTGCATGATATGCCAGGCAAGCTAAAAGGCCAGCCGAGAGCCCATTTCGGGAAGACGAGAGCCGGTAGTGATTTTGGTGGTGGGACTGGAAAGGGAAACTATTGGGATCCGCATGGCGAGCCTCAATTCCTTAAGAAGGGATTCGACGAAGAGCGCGATGCGATTACTGCGGCAATCAAAAAGGAGCTATCCCTGTGAACCCTCCGATGCATAAGCGTGTTCGTAACATCTTCGTTGATGCCGGTTTAACTGCCGGATATACCGTTCAGTCGCTGACATGGACCGATACCGGGAAATTGACGGAGAGATTCATCGTATTCCGGCCCAATGGCGGTACGGCAGTAGATCGTGATATGGCTGCTGATTATTACGTCCTGGTGGATGTCATAACTGGTAAGTCTGCCGGCGACTACGCGAAATCAGAGACCGATGTGCAGGCCATCATCGACTACGTCAAGCAGAACCCTATGACAAATGCCTGCATCGGGCAGATATCTAACCTTGGCGGAACCCCATCACCAGTAATGACCGCAGAAGGGCGCATGGTGTGGCGCTTACAATTCGCCTGTCTCTTTGGCGGATAACACTAAACCAAATTTCATAAGGTCGCCTGGAGCGGCCTTTTTTATTATCAGAAGTGAGGTAAGCAACGATGCAAGGCTGCTCCAATAACGAACAACTAATCGGTCGCGCGAAGACGCTTGAATTGGCGTATGGATGTGCTGACCAGGTGCCGGCGGAGGGCGACTGGAAATTACTTGGTCTTCCGACTTCGGCGACGTGGGATATGAGCCCGGAGGCATTAACCTCGGATGCAGATAATGGCGGTTTCAGTTCAAACCTGATCGCCAGTCTTGATCCAACGTACTCAATCGAAGGCGAGGTCCGTGTCAAAGATCGTACCGATGAATTTGGCATTCAGCAATTCGTGAAATATATCGCTGATGAAGTTCGCGCCCGTCGTCAACCTGCGGTCTGGATGCGTTTTCACTGGGGGGATTACTTCCATATTGGCTACATGGTCCCGACTGGCGCCAGTGATGGTGGTGGCGTGAAGGAGATTGTTACCTACAGCTTTGAGTTCAAACTGGCTGACGGCAACACGTTCCAGATCACCGAAGCGGACGAAGGCATTCCGGTAACTGGCGTGACTGTTGCGCCAACGACCAGCTCTATCGCCGCCGGAGAAAGCACCACCTTCGAAGTGACGATTGCGCCTGTAGATGCTGACGACAAGGTCTTCACGGTTACTTCATCTGTTCCAGCGCGAGCGACAGTAGCATTTGCTGGCAATACGGTCACCGTATCCGCGCCATCCGGTGCTACTGCTGGCACCGCAGTAATCACTGTGAAGACAGATGATGGCGGGTTTACCGCAACGCATACGGTAACCGTTACGGTGTAAGCAAAACAAAGGGTAGGTGTTCCTGCCCTTGATTTTGTTTATGGGGGAAAAATGACGCCTGTTAAAGAGTTTGGCGAGTGCCTGATTACGTCCGGGGATAAGGAATATTTCTTTCGCCCGTCACTGCTGGCCATGACGAGAATCGGAGAGCCGGCAGAGATTGTTCAGACGTTTTATGACCTATGTAACGATGAGGCGACACCGTTAATTAAACAGGCGGCTCAGGTTTATATCCACGATGAGTACAGCCGCCTGCCAGATTGCGTTCTGCGATATATCCAGAGCGGACTTCTTAACCGTAAAGCAGTTATGGCTGCTCATGCCGTTCTTACTGCTTGTTGCGATGACGATATCGGGGAACTGGTCGGATGGATGAAGCCGGGTAAATCACGCAAGCGCGGATTTATGTGGCGTCCTGGCTCGATGCCGGCGACGGAAATGATCATCGTTGCTCAAAATCTAATGATGCATGGAATCATTGGCAAGGCAAAGGTGAGAAAACTCCAGCGCCATGAGACTAGCGATACAACCAATGAATTCAGAGCATCTGAGTATATCGTCGCAGCGCGCAATCACTTCGGCATAAGCAAGGAGGAAGCATGGCAACTCACTATGACCGAGTTTCAGCTAATGCTCATCGCTAAATACCCTGAGCAGAAAGGGTATACGCGCGAAGAGTACGATCACGCAGCTGATGACTACTTTGCTCGACGCAGACGAATGAGAGCGAAAAGAGAGGTCAAATAACAATCAAACGAACTGCTCATATCTATTCAGATTACCTGAGGGGTAATTTCTTCAGTTAGTGACCTATAAATCGGCGACGACAGGGGGTTTAATGGTCCTGTCGTCGCTCTTTAACATCATTAATTTTTATTGTCAGGTATTCTTACCAGAAATCCCCCTCCATCAACTGATTTTTCTGGAACTACATAACCGAGTTCATTTAGGCGCGTAAGTGTCTTATCAAGGGATGCATTAAAGTCAGCTAATGTGAGATATTCTAGTTCTAAATCATTGAGTTCAATGCAGAATTCTTTGTGCCCCATACGGGCTTTTTTATTAATTTCTTCAAATGTTCTCTTAAATATAATGCCGGAGATTTCTTCTTTTGCGTTCTCCGCCATTTTCATAGCCTCATGAGCTGATATGACTTCATCATCCTTTATTTCACTAAGGAAGCTGGTGTCAAGGCGCTTGACTATCTCGGCATTCATTGAGCGATTATTTGACTTGGCTGCATCTTCAATTCTTTCTTTTAATTCAATAGGTAATCTGATTCGTAATTGAGGATCTTCTCTGCTCATATGTTTTGTCGCTTCCATAAAATCACAATATAGAAATTATGCCCCACGGTGGGGTTGACAGCAATGACGCACGGTGTGACACTTATTGGGTGTCTCACGGTGGGGCATTTATGGAGAAGGTTATGGAAAAAGCAAAAGACATGTATCAGCGTAAAGTCCGCTTCCCTGAAGATGTGCGCAAAGCGATAGAGCGCAACGGTGAAGAACAGTGTCGGCAGTTCAATACTGAACTGATCTACCAGCTGAGAAAGGCGTATGGCCTGACTGGAGAGAAAATTGCTCAAGCATAAAAACGACGAAGCCCTAACTACTTGCGATAGTCAGGGCTCCTTATCGAACAAATCCCGCGAAGGAAATATCGACATGAACAGTGTACAGAACAACGAGTTAACTTTCCACAATACCAATTTTTCATACATGGAAATGGGTGGTCATATCTGGCTTACGGCGTCAGAGGTTGGCCAGGCGCTGGAGTATGCAGATGATAAAGCTGTGCAACGCATCTACTCTCGGCATGCTGATGAATTTACAGCGCAAATGACAGGGGTGGTCAAACTGACCACCCCTTCAGGAAAGCAGGAATCACGCGTTTTCTCGCTGCGCGGTGCTCACCTGGTTGCGATGTTTGCTCGCACGCCAAAAGCAAAAGAGTTCCGCCGCTGGGTATTGGATATCCTGGATCGCGAAGTGGAGCGCTCGCCGATCGCCAAGCAGTTCACAGACGATGAACTTTGTTCCCTGGCGTGGCTATGGAGAGCCAGCGACACAATGCTTAAAGCTTGTGAGAGTGTTACGCCGTTATTGAGAGTGGCTGAGCATCGTGAAGCAGGTCACTTTCACTCAATAGGACAGGAACTGCCTCGCTCGATCAACAAGGCAAGGGAAATTATTAAACGCGAGACAGCGCATATCGAATTTCACCCATGGAGGGATGATAACTGGAGCAGGGTATTACCACACCTGAGACAGGGGATATTGCAGTGATGCAAAAAGAAAAACCAGCAGGGTTCAGCTGCTGGCTCTAATGTCACACCCTTACTACCACATAAGGAATGTCGAATGACTTCTAAAAATGTAGCAAATGTAGGCTCAATTGTCACCATGATGTCTCATCACGAAATTGCTAAGCTGACAGGGAAACAACCTGCTCATGTAGTCCGTGATATTGAGGCAATGCTTGAAGCCCTTAATCGCCATTATCCAGAAATGGATGATTATGATTCTAAAGAGTTTTCTATCAAGCGTAAGGTTTATAATGGCCGTGTGGTTATCGATGAGATCAAGCTTGACCATGATCTGACTATGACATTAATGACCGGATACAGCATTCCGCTCCGTCACAAGGTAGCCACGCGCTGGCGTCAACTTGAGTCTGGTCAAGTGCAGCCACTGAAATCAACATCTCACCTTCCAGAGTTTCGCCGCGCACGGGCGATCAAGATGGAAGTTGAGGCAATGAGCTTGGCGCTGTCGTTCATGCCAAAGCTTAGCGACGTTGCAAAGCAAACCGCTATGGCTCGTGCTGTTAACGATGCGGCAGGTATTGAGCTTCTTCCTTTGCCGAAGGTTGAAGAGCATCTCCGTACAGCTGGAGATGTCGCTGAGATGTTGGGAGTGTCTCCGCAAAAGATCGGTCGCCTTGCCAACAAGCATGAACTAAAAACGGAGCAGTATGGAATGTTCGTATGGGATAAGGCGAAGCACTCAGACAAACAGGTCGAGGCGTTCCGCTACAATGCAGAAGGCGTGAAAGCGCTACGCCACCTGATTCACGGCGCTGACGTGGCGTAACTATCTGAAAATTATTCAAAGCCCTAAATTGGGCTTTGTTATTTAAACCCGCTTAACTGCGGGTTTTGTCGTTCGCTTCTATCCCTGCTAGGATTTGTCCAAACTAATCAATGGGGATAGGGATATGAAAAAAGTAGCGCTGGCATTAATTGCAATTGTTTCTTTTGGTGCTTTTGCATCTGAAGTAATGAAAATTCCCTCAGATCCAAAAGGTACATATACCATTCTTGAAAAAGATATGAATGGCAACATGGCCACTATCGTCACCAAAAGAGAGGGGCCTGCGGGAACTACTTACTCTAAGCGCCTCTATGATTGTTCATCATGGACGGTTAAATATTTAGGGACTGGAGAGTCGTTAGAGCAAATGAACTCCTCAGAGGCGGATAAAGGGATGTCACCGATTGGTGATGAGACAATAGCTTATTATGTCGGGCGAAGAGCCTGCAATTAACATAACCCGCTCCGGCGGGTTTTTTTACGTCCGGAGTAAATGATGTCAGAGAAAGCAGGTGAAATTTATTATGACATAGAGGCTGATGTTTCTGGTCTGATTCAGGCGCAGCAGCAAGTTAATAAACGCCTCGATCAGATGGATGCCAAATTCGAGCAATCATCGAGATCTGTTGGGAGATTCGAAGGCGCGCTCAACAAAGTCGGTGTTGCAATAGCTGCCGCTTTTACGATTGATGCCGCGAAAAGACTGATTGCCATTGGCGACGAAATGGTCACTCTCCAAGCGCGCATTACACGATTGAGCCCAAGTATTGATGTAGCAAAAGAAACCTTAGCGACTCTTTCTGCTATAGCGTCACAAACGGGTAATAGCCTGTCAGAGACGGAGCGCCTTTGGGAGTCGTTAACTACAGCATTAAAAGAAACAGGCGCAACAAATTCCCAGATTTTGGGGCTAACCTCAACTTTGCAGAAGATCGGAACCATAGGTGCGTCTTCGACAGAGGAAATGGCGAATGCTTTAAGGCAATTTGGACAGTCAATCTCTGGCGGTATCGTTCGCGCGGAAGAGTTCAACTCTATTCTTGAACAAATGCCTGAACTTGCAAGGCAGATTGCTACCGGACTTGGCATTTCCATAGGGGATCTTCGCAAGAGAATGCTGGAGGGCAAGCTCACAGCACAGGATGCTTTGAATGCCATTCAGAAGCAGTCTCAATCGGTAAATGAAGAGTTTGACAAGATGCCGGTCAGTATTGACCGTGCAAAAAACAGTCTTGATGTTGCGTTTAAAAATGCCATAAATGACCTGAACCAAGCTATTGGATTGACGTCAACATTGGCCGGCTTGATGCAGACAGTTGCAGACAACCTTAATTACTACAATAACAACGTTGGTGATTCTTCCAGAATGCCAAAGTTGATTAAGTTACAGCAAGAACTGAATGGCGAATTAAAGGACAGTCAGCGCTGGTATGAGTCTGATTCTGTCTTCCAGGCTCGTCGTGCTCAAGCAGCTGTGCAGCTTAAACAAATTGAAGGAGAAATTGCGCATATTCGAGCGAAAGCGAAGAATGACGCTAGCAATAACCAGTTCAATGCTCCACCGACAAAAGGTGATGATCCTGCAACGAAAAAGCTTGTGCAGAATTCCGAGCGCCGACTCGCTCTTGCCAAACTAGAGGGAGAGGCCAGAGCTCGTCTGCAAGCTCAATATGATGCCGCCGATGCCGGGGTGACTGACCAGAAGCGGATTAAAGCCCTTCAGGATGAGTATGCTGAAACCTACCGAGTCACAGAGGCCAGAAAGGAAAGCAATAAGGCAGGTAAGCAGTCAGAAGCTCAGGCTGATTCGATTGCGCAGAAATTAGCGAGCTTGAAACAGGAGTCCGCACTTGCCGCAGACTCTACAGCTGAGTTAAGCCGTGAACAGGCGATCCTCAATGCTCAGCTTTCGCTTGGCAAAGGCGCTACGCAGGAACAAATAGCGCTGGCTGGGCAGTATGCTGCTAAAAAGTGGGATACGGTCAACGCTATCAAGGCGCAAGCCGCGGCTGAGAAACTTCTCCCTGAAGCGCGCGAGAATGCAAGTTACAAGCAGGATGTGCAGGATTTAAATACTGCACTGGCCGCGAAGAAAATCAGCCAGGAGCAATACAACGAGACCTCCGAGAGACTGGAGGCAACTCACCAGGCCAACCTTGCGAAAATCCGCGCGCAACAGGCTGTCACCCCGCAGCAGCAGGCAGCTGGCGATGTGGATCCGGTGCAGAACCTGGCAAACCAGCATGCCCAACAGTTAGCACTAATCCAGCAATACGAGCAACAGGGGGTTATCGCCCATAATCAGGCCTTAGCACTAAAAAAAGCCGCTGATACTCAGTATGAGCAGGAACGAACGGATGCTATGTGGGCATTGTTCACGCAACAGAGCGTAGGGTATCAGGCTCTTGGCGCAGCGGTGGACGCTTTCGGCAATCAGGCTTCCAATGCATTAACCGGTATCATCACTGGCAGCATGTCAGCCTCAGATGCATTGCAGTCTATCGGTAACACCATTCTCAACGACGTAATTAATACGTTCGTGCAAATGGGCATCCAGCAAGCCAAGTCTGCAGCGTTTGGCGGGGCAGCGCAGCAAGCTTCTATAGCCGCCACCACTGCTACACAGGTAAGTTCTCTGGCAACGACCACGGCCGCCAGTACATCATCAGCTGCAGCCACAACGGCAGCATGGACGCCGGCGGCGCTTGTTGCCTCGATCGGTTCGTTCGGCGGAGCGGTTGCAATTGGCCTCGGCGCCCTGGTGGCTGCGCTGGCTGTTGGATCATCGTTGGCCGGCAAGCGAAAAAATGGCGGGCCGGTATCGGCGGGCTCAATGTACCAGGTAGGTGAGGGCGGCATGCCTGAAATCTACCGTGCCAGCAACGGCAGTCAGTACATGATCCCGGGCGATAATGGCTCTGTCATCAGCAATAAGGATTTGCAGGGCAGTGGTGGGGCTGTTCAGGTGATCACCAACGTTTACAATTATTCCAGCGGTGTTGATGTTAAGACACATAGCAACCAAAATGGAAGTGAGATGATAACAGACATTTTCATAACTGATCTTGACAGCAATGGCCCAATGACAATGGGTATGATAAGCAAATTCGGTTTATCAACGAAAGCGAATGGGGCGTTTTAATGGACACAAAAGAGGCTCTTACAGGTCCAGAAATGGGTGCCGTTGTACTTAGCAATTACAGAATGTTATCAGCGGAAAGTGATAGAGGGGCAGTACTACTTGCTTCAAGTATCATTGAGAGAGGGCTGAGCGAATTAATTTGTGCCTACCTTTTAGAAAGTGATAATAAAAAGGACGAGCTATTTACTGGTCCGGCCGCACCTTTAGGTACACTCGAATCGAAGATAGCTATGGCTTACAGATTGGGCCTAATTCGTAGATTTGTTCGTGATTACCTAGATATATTCCGAAGAATGCGCAATGACTTTGCGCATAATATCGAGCGATATAGTTTTGATGATCCAAGTGTCACTAACAGGTTGAATGAAATATACAGGATCAGGAAAGTGGAGTCTGAATATCTAGATCAGCTATTTGTTGACACCAAAAAGGAGGCAACAGTAAGAGATAAGTTTCTTATGTTTTTCTCCTTGGATATGGCTGCAATACAGAGAATTAGCCTCACAGTTGAGAGGATCGCTCCCCTTGATTAACCCAACCCGCTCAGGCGGGTTTTTTAATGCCCGGAGGAAACGTGGCAACAGTTTCATACCCGGAATTTCTACCCCTTCCGCAGCGCGCCAGCCAGAACATGACACAGGATACCGGCTGGCAGACAACGCAGCCGGCAGTCGGGCCAGCAATATTCACTCCGTTTACAACGGACCTGAAAACAACCTGGACTCTTCAGTGGATATTCACTCTTAAGCAGGCGGAAGTGTTTAAGTCCTGGCTACGGTCGCCGACTTACTGTGACCGCGGGCGTAACTGGTTCCAGATGCGGATAGACCTTGGCGACACTTACGGCCCGCAGCTGCAGACGCTTCACTTCATCAACATGCCGGTGCAAACCAGCAAAAATGGCGGGGTGGTGACCTGGACGGCGACGGTTCTGTCAAACGGCATGAATGACTATACCGAGCAATACGACGACTGGATCGTTGGGATGGTTCCTGGTACAGAATATCTCTATGACCTGCTTGTCACAGAGGTTATGCCGGAATATCCGGGAGGTAATTTATGACAACATTGCGCGAATGGAAGGAGCGGCGGCCGGCGAGTGATATCAAACAGACCATCGAGTTTTATCACCCGGCATTTGGTTATTACCGTGTAGTGAACAAGCTTTTTCAGGAGGCGGCGTTTGGCGGCAACCTGTATCAACCGGCAGCGTTTGATATCACAGAACCGACCCAGAACGGGTCAGCCATCATCACGATGGGGATCACCTTCCTGCAGGGGGCTGAAGAGGTCAGAAACACGCTAAAAGCATGGACAGGTGCCGCCAGGATGACGGCTATCACGTGTAAGTATCAACAGTGGAATGCAATCGGTGATGCTTCGCCGATGAAGACCTGGTCACTGTTCGTGAAGGATGTCGGCGCCGACGGCACAAACGTCACCGTTAATTCCGGAAAGACCAATCCCCTGACGCTGGCCAATCCCATTATTTACACCACGAAAGACTATCCAGGACTGATTACCGTATGACGCAGAGCGAATTTATCCGGCTTGTGAATGGCAAGCCGTGGGTTAACCGTGCCTGTTGTTTTGAGCAGATGGATTGCTGGGGTCTGGTGGTGCTGTATTACCGTCATGTGCTCGGTCTGGAGTTGCATCATATTCCCGGCTACGAATCGGGCGCCGACTTCATCACCTGCTACTCAGAGGAATCTTCCCACTGGCGATCGGTACCGGTGGCATCGCCGGGCTGCCTCGGCGTGTTTTATTACGCCGATCGCCCTGTTCATGTGGGCGTAATGCTTGACCCGGTTAAATGCCTGCATTCCCGCGGTGAATTCGGGTTTGTGCGCGCTGACAGCATGGTCATCCTGGCGAAAAAATTCAACAAAGTGGAGTATCTGGTTCATGGTTCGATATGAGCTGCAGCGCCTGCCTGGCGCGCCGAAACAGCATGGAGCGACGGCACCCGGTACTGAGTTGATAGCATTACTGGACTCGCTCAGGCTGCACAATAATGTGAAGGTGCGCCTGAATGGTCGTGAGCTGAACGATGATTTTGATTTGTCGTTTAAGCTGCGCGCCGGAGACGTGGTAGCGGTTTTTGACCAGCCAGAGAGCGGCGGCCTGTTGAAGACGTTGCTCAACCCTGTAGAGCACCTCAACCCGATCCGCTTTACCAAAAAGGTGCTGTCGGGGATCACCGGGCAGCAAAATGCCTCTGCTCCGTCAATTTCGACTGGCGAATCACCAAATAACGATGCCACCGGACAAACTAACCGCGCCAGACTGTACAAAGGGCGACCGAACATTTACGGGCAGTGCAGGGTGTTTCCGGATCTGACGCAGCAGGCGCTGTTCGAGTTCATCGACAACAACAAATACATCACTGAATGGTTTGAAGTGGGGATAGGGAAATACACCATTTCCTCTGTCAGGTATTCAGAATCGAATCTGGGGAGTCTGGCCGGCGCCAGTTACCAGATTTTCGACCCGGGCGCGACGATAGGCACCATTGACGTTGGGTATCAGTTCGATGATATCGATAACGAAGAAGTGCCTGGGCTGAATGAGAGTGAGGATTTTCCGGCACAGACGGCGACCACATCCACGCCGACCGCAATAAGCATTGAGAGCAACCAGCTTAAAGCGACGGTGCTGTCCAATGACGACAATTTCTCATATTTTGCTGCGCTGGCTGTGCCTCATCCGGTTACCTTCGTGATTAATGCAACCTGGAACTCAGGTGGGAGCCCTGTTACCAGGAATGTCACCGGTAGCGGGAATATTGTCTATTCAGAGAGCTTTATTGGCGAGGACACGCAGTCATACACCACGTTTTATCTTGGTGACATGACCGGAGAAATCACCACTTTACCCGCGAATGCGACAATCAATCTGACACTCTTTACCCTGAACGATCAGACTCCGCTGGTCATTGGTCCGTCGGTCTCTCCCCTTGAGTCTTCTCAAATCTGGGTTCATGCGATGGTTCAGTTAGGCGCAACGGCGGGTACGACGCGCTATCGGATCCGGTTCTGGAAGGTTGACGATAACAACAACCAGATCCCCGGAACGGCAGAGCAGTATGATTACTTCTTCGATAACGATTATCAGGTCTCGACACGTAACTTCCGAACCACGCACAAATTCACTCCGGCCGCCGGGGTAGGTCGCTATGCGGTCACAATTGAGAGGCTGGATAACAGCAACGACAGCAACGTCGTCACGCTGATGGCGATTCACGCGGTAAACACCCGCGTCAATGTTGTTTATCCTGATGATACGATCGCCAGAGTGACCATCAAGGGGAGCAACAATAGCAACAGCAATCGCGAGCAGAAATACAACATGCTGGCTCAGCGCCATACCATCAGCTATGACCGGACGACCGGCCAGATTGACTACACGCTGCGACCAAGCCGCTCATTTGCTGACGCCGCCCTGCATGAGTGGGTGGTTATTGGTAAGCAGGATGTTTCAAGCATTGATGTCGCTACGTTGTACGCGATTGCTGACTCAATAACGGTTCCAGAACTCAGTTATTTCGATTACACCTTTTCAGATGAGAAGCTTTCTCTGAGTGAAAGGCTCGGCACAATATGCAATGCAGCCCGTGTCGATGGAAACAACATCGGTGATGTGCTGACGTTCTGGCGCGATGAAAAGGTCAGCTATCCTGATGCGGTGTTTGCGCGCTCAAACATGTTCTTTGATGAATATAAGGTTTCATGGCAGATGTCGCTGCCGGGAGGATATGACGGTGTCACAGTCGATTATGTTGACCCGCTCACCAATAAGAAGTCCTATGTTTATCTGCAGATCGACGCCAGTGGCATTCGGGAAGTCGAAGACGCAACGGTTAACGCCAGTCAGATTAGCCTGGATGGTTGCCGTAATCGTAGTCAGGCGGTTGACCGGGCATGGCTTGAAGCGCGCAGAATTCTCTATTCACGAATGAGCATGACGGTCAAAGTACTGGAAACTGAACAGGTGGTGCGTGGCGCCGTTGTTCAGTGTCCGGACATGTACGACAACAGGCAGCAGAACGGTTATCTCACCGGCCGCAATGGCGATATCTTCACGACGTCAGAACGCATTGATTTTTCGTTTGGCGATATGTGGGTGGTGATGACGGATAGTCTGGGTAACTTCCGTGGACGCTGGCGCGCCTACCCTGTGGCGGGAAATGCAAAAGCATTCCAGTCTGCTGCAGATGCCTTTGATCTGAATATCTACAATGGTGCCGACTGCCAGGTTGCCAGTCGTTACTTCATTGCAACCGATACTGAGCTTAACTCCAGTATCTGGCGTGTAGAAACTGCCAAACCAAATGGCGATTACACCCAGACGCTGACCCTGTCCGAATATTCAGACGCTATTTATCCGTAACACACAGTAACTCTTCAACTTCGCGCACATCATCAGATTAACTTCTGAGGCTTTCGTGCGCCATTTATAGGGCGACAAGCACAATGGCAACACCGTTACCGACTCCAACGCAGAATCCTGTCCCAAGTACGGATATCCGGGATGCAGTTTTTGCGGGCGCAAAAATGGATGAAATCGTTACCAGCCCGGGCGAGAAGTATGTCGACCGCTTTGGTAATGAGCACTATACAATTGAAGGTGCTCGTCAGAACCTCATTCCTCTTAGCCGCCAGTACATGACGCTGGCTGACGCCCAGGCGGATATTGGCAATATTCCCGAAGGCAGTACAACGTATTACCGCAGCCCTGATGATAGCGCGCTGGCTATTGAAGTCATCAATAATGGCGGGACTCTGACAGAGACTGGCAGAAAAATGCCGTCTCAGGGAACTGTGGATTCAGCGCTTGATGCTGTGAATCAGAGATTTACGTCGTCTGATACTGCTAACGACGCAATAAATTTCAAAGACAAGATGGGAAGGCGAGCTGCCGCGCTGCTTGAGGACGGAACCGTTCAGGCAAATACACTTGATGCCGAAAATTTATTAACCAGTGTCAGCGATGATGGCTGGTTAGTAAAAATTGCCGTAGATAAATATGGAAATGTATGTAATGGCGTTGATGCCCAGGGCAGAACCCATATTGCGGCGCTGGTCAATTATTCTGAGCCAGCAAATCAAACAGAAGCCGTTAATGTTCTGGCAAAGTTTACTGTCAGCCCTAATCAGTTTGAAGGAACATCCCAGCACGATCGGATTGAGGCAGCGCTGACCTTTTTAGAGCGCAGGGGAGGTGAAGGAGTTCTGGAACTTGGTGTTGATACAATCTCAGTACCGAATACATCAACATGGATAAGAAATTCAGCATTACTGGCCCATGATAATTTAACGATATCGTTAAACGCATCAACGTTAAAATTAGCTGACGGTGTATTCGATAATATTATTCGAAACAAAGGCGTTGTTATCGACACGGCTAACCCTAATGGTGTAGCGCTTGAATTAAACGAGAACAGAAATATTAAAATTATTGGCTCCGGGAAGGATGAGTGTTTTATAGAGGGGCCGGATGTGCCTTATACCGCTCCGCACCCCATCAATGGCGGCGAGCCGGTTCAGTGGGTGGGTGACTGGTACGGGTGGCGAACTATCGGAATTTTGCTGGCCAACTGTAAAAATTATGAGTTAACCGGGTTTACCATGCGCAAAACCACCTGCTGGGGAATATCTCAGGAGCGTGGTTGTGATGGTATGTATCTTCACGATATCGGTTTTGATACCACCGTTAAAAACGGAGATGGTATCGATTTTCGCATGGGGTGCAGCAACGGACTGGTAGAAAACATCAGTGGTAGTACGTCGGATGACACAATTGCACTGACTGCACTCCTGAACTGGCAGACGAGCTATCCGGCAGGTAATTACATCTGGCCATTGCAGGTTAGTGGTGATGCATCCAGCCCACTGGGCGATGATATTCGTAACATCACTATCAACGGACTTAAGTCAAAATCGTTGGCTAACCAGTTGCGTATTCTGCTCACCAACGGTGCGAAAATCAGCGATATAACAGCATCTGATATTGAGGATACTGGGCCGGTTAGTGTGACTCAGGTTATCGTTCAAACAGGTGCTTATGGCTTGCCTTCATCCCTTGGGGATTTAACAAACATCACTATCAACGGCATTACATCGAACTTCTCTAACCTGCCATTAAATGTTGATGTTCCTATTCAGAACTCACAATTTAATTTTATCAGACAGAAAAAACCAGGCGGCCAGATATATAAGCTTAATACAGACCACCCATCTTATCCTGTGGTGAATACTACCGTTACCAACGCGAAGGCAGCATAATGACGATATCAACGACTTCTATTATTGCCCCTGATGTGGAATTTACAAACTATATTGGGAAAGGGAATTTCCTTGGTGAATATCCTGATGCACTTGCTGCATACAGCCTGCGTAAAATAGGAACCAGATATATGGGGCCAATTATCCGCATTCGCCGTAGCACTGATAACAAGGAGCAGGACTTTTTTGACAGATACGGTTCTGTGAATATTGACGAAATAAAGTCATTTGTTGGTACCGGAGGTACCGGGTTTGTGTCTGTCTGGTACGATCAGAGCGGAAATGGAATGCATGCGTTCCAGCCAGTGGCTGATAACCAGCCGGTCGTTATCCGGTCAGGGACCGTTATCCTTTTCAACAGCAAAAACGCACTTTTGTTTGATGGTGTGAATGACTGCCTGCAAGTCCCCGAGGCCATCGCCCGCCAGTTCAACGATGGCAGCACTGATTTTTCAGTATTCTCCGCCACCATCCCAAGAGAAGTGTCTCAGTCGTTCACTGCGCTGTCGCTCACTGCCAGAGATAGTGAGACGGCGAACTATAACGATATGATGCTGTTCCAGGTGAATGCCGCATATTCAGGTGGTGACAGAAAATCAGTCGGAACGTTGATGAGAAAGGCGACGGCATCATCATTCACGGACATAACGGCGATCGGCAATGGTTCTCCTGCTAACAACGTCCCCGTTTTTTGGGGAGTAACCAGGGATGCTGGCACGCTGACACTTAATGACGCGACGACGACGGCGACAAAAGCATCGATGACGACAGACGCGCTTAATCTTTCGCTGGCAACGATTGGCGCCGTTCGTCGTGGCGTGAACGGAAGTGTTGAAGCTGGTAACGCCAACTCAAAAATCGCAGAGTTGGTTATCTACAAAAAATCATATCAGTCGCAGATTGCCACCATTATTTTGAATATGTCTGCGTACTACATTTAACCTGTATGGCGATGTCAGGAGATCTGCATCGCCTGGATTAATGTATGAAATTCACATGGTCTTCGAAGCGATTTTGTAATGCATCATGTCATCAGTCACTTACACTACAGCATCCATTGATAGATATAACTTATCTTGATCTCCACCCCCAGAAAAACTACTGTATATAAAAACAGTATCAATGGAGGCGGATCATGCTTCAACAATCACCGTTTTACGAGACAACTGGCATAAGCCAGCATGTAACATTCGTTGAAACACAACGTGGAGTCGCCGTAGTTGAGCGCTCATCAGCACCATTAGCATCAGCGGTTTTACTTATCTCATATTGCGGGGTACAGCAGTTTGCGCGCTTCCTTGGTGGGTCGCTCATTACGGAAGATGGGGAATCCATAGAGGGTGATGTGCTCGCAGATGTTGAGTTGATAGGTGTGGTTACTCACATCATCAGTAAAGCTGGCTTTGATGACTGCCCGGTGATGTGATGTTTGCTTTGGTTGATGTGAACAGCTTCTATGCAAGCTGCGAAACCATTTTCAGGCCAGATCTGCGAGGGAAGCCGGTTGTCGTATTGTCCAATAACGATGGTTGTGTGATAGCGCGTTCCGCCGAAGCCAAGAAGCTTGGCATCAAGATGGGGGATCCGTACTTCAAATGCAAAGACCAGTTCCGCCGGCATGGAGTGGTTTGCTTCAGTTCGAACTATGAACTCTACGCGGATATGAGCAACCGCGTGATGACGACCCTTGAGGAAATGTGTCCCAGAGTTGAAATCTACAGCATCGACGAGGCCTTTTGCGATCTCACTGGTGTACGTAATTGCCGTGTGCTGGAAGAGTTCGGGCATGAGCTGAAAGATACCGTTTACCGTAATACCAGGCTTCCGGTTGGGGTGGGCATCGCACAAACAAAGACGCTGGCAAAACTCGCCAATCATGCGGCGAAAACATGGAAAGCTACTGGCGGGGTTGTCGACCTTTCGAATGTGGAACGGCAGCGCAAACTAATGGCTTTACTTCCGGTGGATGAGGTGTGGGGTGTTGGCCGCCGTATCAGCAAAAAGCTTGAGGCTATGGGGATAAAAACAGTCCTGCAGTTAGCTGATACGGATATCCGCTTTATCCGTAAACACTTCAACGTGGTGCTTGAGAGAACCGTGCGGGAGCTTCGCGGCGAGCCGTGTCTTGAGCTGGAAGAGTTTGCTCCAGTGAAACAGGAAATTGTCTGCAGCCGGTCGTTCGGGGAGCGCATTACCACCTATGAGCAAATGCGCCAGGCTATCTGTTCATACGCGGCCAGAGGCGCAGAGAAACTTCGTGGGGAGCATCAATACTGCCGACACATATCGGCGTTCGTGAAGACGTCGCCGTTTGCGCTGAACGAAAAATACTACGGTAACAGCGGATCCATTAAATTGCTGACGCCCACGCAGGATAGCCGGGATATCATCAATGCCGCGGTAAAGTGTCTGGATGCGATATGGGTCGATGGGCACCGGTATCAGAAAGCGGGGATCATGCTCGGTGATTTTTATAGCCAGGGTGTTGCTCAGCTGAACCTGTTTGATGACAATGCGCCACGGCAGAACAGCGAGAAACTGATGGAAGTTCTCGACCACCTCAACGCAAAGGACGGGAGGGGAACACTCTATTTTGCTGGGCAGGGGATCCAGGCCACCTGGCAGATGAAGAGAGAAATGCTTTCTCCTCGCTATACAACCCGCTTCTCTGATTTACCGGTTGTCAGGTGATTGGCTCGATTAATTCTGCGCCCTGATTCTTAACGTTTCCTACGGCGCGCGTTACTGCGTGCCAGATAAACTTGTCTGCGGGCACCGTACCGTCCGCAGATATTTCTTCGGCTTCTTTCCCTCCTATATCCTGTCGCATCCATTCCCTGGCAGCTTCTGGTGAAAGTACCAGCGGCCGGCGGTCGTGAATATCTACCAGACCTTTATCTGCTGCTGCGGTGACAATCAGAAAGCCTTCTGCTTCGTCTCCACGTTCAAATGGTGTGCTTCCGATTGCGGCCATGAATATCGGCTGGCCATCGGCACGATGGATAAAGTAGGGCTGCTTCTTGTCGCCTTCTTTCTTCCATTCGAACCAACCATCAGCAAAGCAGATCGCCCGGCCATGTTGCCATAGCGGCTTAAACATCCTGCTGGTGGCCGCAGTTTCAACGCGTGCGTTAATCAGAGGCGGTTTATCCCACCATCCTGGCGCATAACCCCAGAAGACAGGATCGATATGTAGTTGTTCGTCACGTTCGCTCAGAAGCAAAACTTTGGTACCGGGCGCGACGTTGTATCGACCAATCGGCTCCGGGTCATATGCGATGTCTCGATCGGCTTCATCGGCAAGACAGGAAAGATAATCTTCACGGGTCATTGACTGGGAAAAGCGTCCGCACATATCAACCTCCAGTGGTCAGACTGAAAGTATAGGCGTCAAAAACGAGTTCTGGACGAAGCTGTAAGTTTGAAAAAGAAGGGAATCACGAAAGAGTGGTGCGCACCGAAAATTCATGATTACCGCGAAAGAGGATGACATGAGATGGGGGAGAGGTAAACGGCGTTGCTTTTAATCTGGAAAGCTGCTCGCAGAATTTTTAATGGGGCATGTATGGGGCAAAAAATTAGCGCAAAACAACTCAAAACCTCATAAGGCATCGATTCGTCTTGCGCTAATGCATTGCTTACACACTACATCCGCATTACTTCAACGCACCTTGCTTTTAAACTGATGCCTGTTTTAAACAAACCAGACTGGGCGCA